GCTACAGAGTCGATACTTACTCCCCAATACTTAAACTTCGAAAGCTCATTTGCAAATAAAGCACCGTGTCTAAGAGTGTTGCTAGTGTATGGGCTCGATACTGCTAACGTGAAAGGGTTTCCGTAAGCAATACTGTCAACAACGTAAACTCCAACTATACCTCCGGAATTACCAGCCGTGCTAAACCCATTGGTGGTGGAATACCATGACGCGATTGGTATGTCGCTTGACATTCTATTTGAATGCCTGAAATTCAACCCGTTAATTATTCCTGGGAAATCTGTTGCTGGAACTGCCGCTAAGTTATCAATTACAAGCCAGTAGACATTGTTTTCCGTTATCGTAGCTGGCGATGGGAACTCCCATCGTATCCACCTGTCATCACTTGCTGGTAATGACGCATTAGTTGCAGTCGCTAAAAGCGTTCCTCCTGGCCTAGTTATGTTTGTTCCTTGATTACCTTCGTACAGCCTACATTGAAGTGATACATTAGCTCTCGTTCCAGTTGTGGCGTCTAGGAAAGTGTAGAACTCTTGCAGGTCGCCTGTACTTTGTGCTCTAAACCTAAAGCCGTATCCCGCACCACTTGTTAAGTGGACATACGCACTATTCAACGACACGTTAGACCTAGATCCTGACGTAAAACCGCCACCACCTAATGAGAGTACTTGATTGGGTGATCTATTCCAAGCCATTATGCCCTCGTTACTCTCAAAACAAGCGTGAACCAAGTAATCGCTGAATTGGATTCGACTTCCACTTTGAGATAGTCACCTTCATTCAGCGATGTTACCCAGTCTGTAAGTGTTGTGCTTGTCGCTTTGTCACTTGCCGTGAGCGTTGGCTTTGCGGTTCCTGTGATCGAGTCAGATACGTTAAGCGGTGGATAATTTGCGAAGGTGTCTTTCCAGATATCGACAACCATGTCGCCAGACTCGCTAGCGACAATCTCCCATCCAGTAATTGTGCAATCGAATGGAATGTAAACATGCCCCTTAACGGCTCCGACTGCGATAACTGCGTCGTTGCCATCGACAATACAGTTGACCGCTGCGGTGTTCACACCAATTGCTATACGCGACTGCGAAGCTGTCTTTGTTTCGAGAATACCAGAAGCACCAGTACCGACTATTAAATCAGCAGTTGAGCCTATCGCTCCCACATTTGATATATTACCGTGAACGTGAGAAGTCGGCGTTCTAGCATCACTTAATCGCGAATCGTTTCCGATACAAACAGTACTCGAAGTAGCTCCAGTCGGGATGCGAGCAATAGCAAGCTCCCCTGACGTTATTTCCGACGCTACGTGAGTATGAGCCTCTGGTGTACGAGCAGGCCAAGTACGGGTGACGATGCCTGCGGCATCCTGGGAGACTATCTGGTACTCGATCATGCTAGCCTCACAATCATGTGGCCGTTATTCGAAGCTGTATTGATCTGCAACGTCTTGTTGGTCGTATCGGTCGAGACAAGCGACCCTCGGAATGCCCGAACCGCTGTTGCTGTTAGATCTGCCAAGTAATCTGGCAATGTTACTGACACGTTGCCAGTAGCAGTTGTCCAAGCGAAGTAAACCAGCCAAGAATCCTCGGAACGAACAAACGTCCAGAAGTCTATTCCGCTAACAGGTGGTGTCCAACGCCTATGACTGCGCATCTTGAAAGTACGAAATTGTGATAGTGCTGAATCAATCGAGAAGTTCATTGGGTAGAACTTCCTAGATGATGGAGCTATTCGCAAAAACTCTTTGCAGTGACTCGTTCTTGTAGCTGGAACAAGATCTCCGAAGGTAGGATCGAAAGCTGCTAAATGAGCTGAAGTCCAGCCGCTAATCGAACCAGTACCAGGAGCAGCAAACTGAATAACGTGGTCAGGGATCGTACCTGCAATGAGAGTAGCATTTTCCATCGTCATGTCGGTGCCGCTTGCCGTTGTTAACGGCTGTGGTGCGTTGTAATCGATCGTCGGATTTGCTACACCATTGACCGTTGTTCCGGTGAACGTAATCGGGGCTATACCAGGAACCCATACGTGTAAGTTTTGCGAACCAACTAAACCAAGCAGTGGATTGTATTGGATGTTTCCTGCATCATTCATCCGTAGACCACTGACAAGCAGTCTTGCGTTATCTTCGATGCTCAGTTGACACCATGGGAACCAAGTATACTGGACGGTCCTCGTCCACATACTTCCTAAAGCTGAATCAGTCCATCTAGCAGAACTTCCCGTTGTAGTGAAATAGGTATAAGCGTTGCGGAGATCGGGTACTCGCGTGTATTCGATGATGTCGAGTCGTGTTCCATTAACCAATCGACCTGGAACGAGGGGTTCTCCGTCGATCAGAAACTCTTGCCGTAAGTCAGCACAAGCTGTAGGGCCGAAGAACGAATCGGTATAAGCAGCAGTCCAGCCTGTTTGGTTAGCCAATCCGTCCATGCCAGTGAGCGTAGAGCCACCAGCAGGTAAGTATCGAGTAAAACCGCTGTCACCAATCAACGTAATTGGTTGCTGGGCAAGCCAAAAGACTGACGAGCTGATAATGTTAGTGATGACGTACATCCGACTATCAGAACCTTGGAATCGTTTTCCGATGTCCGCAGTCGTTAGTCCGTGTCCCGCTTTAGTGACAGAAACGATTTCCAGCGAATGCGCTCCACCCGCTCTGCCGTTGCCAGCAGTCAAGTAGCCCATCGTCTCGTCCTGGAAAGATGCAATCGAGGTGATCGTAGGCGTTCCACCGTATTCACTTGTATTGCTGACAGTACCCAGTTCGTCAAAGATAAAACTAGGGACAGTCGTGTTAGCGTTGCGACGCATGTTACAAACGAGATCCAACGTCGAATTGAAAGGCATTCGGACATAGATCTCGCCATCGCCGTTGTCCCAGACCCAAAGAGTAGGTAACGGGGTGTTGGAATTGTGTAGCCATGTTTTCCAGGCTGCTTGGTTCTGTGCGATAGGGATCGCAGACGATCCAGTAAAATTACCCAATGCGGTGTTAGCCGCAATAGGTTCCAAGCCGCCACCGGTCCCTGGAGGGCCTGGAGGGCCTTGGGAGATGACTTCTACTATATCAGGACCGCCAGACGGTCCATAGACTTCGATTATTTCAGGGCTACTCATCGTCGTTGGCTCCACCCTTCAGAGTAATATTACCCCATACCCAGGTGGTTTCTCGCGTTCCATCCCAAAATTCAACTTCATAGCGGGGTTTCACCCCATCTGTCACGGCAGCGGCAATAACTCTCGTATCGTCGGGCGTAAACTCAGTGTCGATACGACTGCCGGTTACCGTGACTGTAGGGGTAGGCGTAGCGGCTGTGGATTTGCCAACCAGCCTCTCATCCCCTTTGTAGACCGTCACATTGACCCTAATACCCGTTAACGGGTACTCGGTCGTGGTGGTAGTTCCGTTCGTGAAAAAGCCAAAGGCCCAAGGATTATGGTTCCCGACCCAAAGCGTTTTATTGTATTGTGGGGGTATAAAGTCTGGCATAGGACTAAGTGTACCACAGGCGGGTAAAACCCGCACAAAAACGAAAAGAGCCGGTTTACCCCCGCCAAAAGGTAAACCGGCTATCGGAAGGCAATTGGATCTGCCAGTGCTTCATTCTAACGAAACTTAGCTATCAGTCAAGTATTTTCTCTAATTTTCTTATAAAATGCGGGAAGTCCAGAGGACTTCCCTTATCCAGCCATAAGCCTTGGTGCCTATGCTTTCGGGGTAGCTTTGGATTCCTTGGTGCGTGGCGTAGGGAGTATGTTGATTCCCTAGGTCCGGTAGCCGGACGGTAGCTGCTTTCGCAGTATGGCTGTCCAGGTTGCTGGGTAGGCATTGCCTGGATTGGATTTTACCGTCTATCTACCGCAGCGGGATAGTCAGTCCCGCTCCAGCCCGAGGGCTATGGCCCTCTTGCGTCAGGGTAGCTAATGGCGTGAATCACGCCCTAGGCTATTTGGTACCTGACACTAACCGTACTGACTATAGAGCCAGTCCGCTGGACCCAGCAAGGCTAAGTAGTGGAAACCCCAGGCAACTTACATTGTCAAACGGATTGTATCCGCCCAAGCGATCGTCCCATCTGTGAATCCATTACCCGCCTTTGCGGGTCCGACACCAAACCGTAGGTAGCTTTCCAGGCATCCCTACGGAATAGCCACCATGATACCAGAAATACAAAATCCTGCAATATACTAAGGCTGCGGAATAATTTCCTAGATTCTTGGAGATTTTAGCTTCCGGTTCCCGGAAGTCTGCGTATATTGGTAGTGTAAGACAAACGACCGGTTAGACCGGTCCACAAAACACTGCGAAGCGACTTTGACGGTTACTTCAGGTTTAGAAAAATACCGTCAGAATTTGATCTCGCAGTATAAACTGCCTTTGAAGCGATAAACAGGGTTACTTCGCATAAATAGAACCCTGTTGCCTGTACTCAAAGGCTAAAACCAACGCAGACGATGCGATTGATACGGTTACTTCACTTTTAATGACGTGGTTGGGGGTTCGAGTCCCTCTGGGCCGGTTAATACCGGCCTGTAGCTCAATGGTAGAGCACGACAATTTCCGTATCGCTTTTTCTCGTCTGCGTTTTTTTTTTCGAAGCATTTCTCGGGAGGAATTATGAAGACCAACGTAAGGGAAAAGTCTAAGCTGACCACGTACGAAGGCGGCGTTGCACGCCGACAGTATGCGATCATTGAACTTAACAGGGCTATCTGTGCTTGCTTCCTATGGGAAGACGGCTTTTACGAAAACGGCGTATCGATCGCAAGTCGGATTACCCAATTAGCGAGCCAAATCGCTCCGGCCCAAGTGGCCGAAGTTGCGGTAAACGCTCGATTTGTTATGGGTATCCGACATGCACCATTGCTGCTACTGAAGCACCTAGCTGATGTACCAGGGCCTTACTTCCGCGATGCTTGCCGAAAGGTGATTTCGCGACCTGACGAAATGGGAGAATTCGTGTCTCTTTATGGACGGAAGCTACCGTCTCGCGTAAAGCGAGGCTTAGCTGACTGCTTTCATAAGTTCAGCGAGTACCAGTTCGCCAAGTACCGAGGGGACAATGCTAAGTTCTCGCTACGCGACGTAATGTTCCTGACGCACCCTAAGCCTAGGGACGAAGCCGAGAAGGCTTTGTTCGCACGTATCGCTAACAAGCAACTGGCTACGCCAGATACTTGGGAAGTCGAGATCTCGGCCAACGGTAACAACCGTGCGTCGTGGGAACGACTCCTAAGCGAACGAAAGCTGGGAGCACTAGCCTTGATCCGCAACTTGCGGAACATGGAAGCTGTCGGTGTTAGCCGTGACTTGATTGAGGAAGCTATGGAAGCGTGTGACGCTTCTAAGGTATTCCCTTTCCGGTACGTGGCTGCCTATCGAGCTTCGCCTGAGCACATGAACATGCTTAACAAGATGTTGCTGCGAGCAGTCAACAACTTGCCTAAGCTGAAGGGCAGCACGGCTGTACTGGTGGATGTTTCAGGTAGCATGTTCGGGCCGAAAGTATCGGCGAAGTCCGATATGTCGCGAGCCGATGCCGCAGCAGCTTTGGCTGCTTGTTACCCTGGGAACTGTGATGTATTCAGTTTCTCGAACAGTCTAGTGAAAGTGCAAACTTTCGGTGGACTACCAGCGATCGACGAGATCCTGAGGTCACAGCACCACAGCGGAACCTACTTAGGCCAAGCCCTACAGGCTTTACCTAAGCAGTACGATCGGGTAATCGTCATCACTGACGAACAGTCCCACGATCGCGTAGTCAAGCCAGCAGGCTGCAAGAGCATGTACGTTATCAACGTAGCTGCTTACCAGCCTACTATTACCTACGGTGATATAGTAAGTATCACCGGTTTTTCTGAAAATGTTTTCAGATTCATCACTGAGCACGAAGAAAACTGCGTATAGTGATAGTGAACTAGGCAAAGCGAGAGTACAAGTCTCGCGAGCCGAGGAAGGAACGTAGGTTACTTCTGATCTGGTTTGTCAAAGCTCCCGACACCGTGGCGGGTAATCCACGGTAATCTGCTTCGTTAGTGTAGTGGCCTATCACACGTCCCTTTCAAGGACGTAACATGAGTTCAATTCTCATACGAAGCACTCCTCAGAGTCGCGAAGGCTCTGAGTTTTATAATTTTAGTTTTCGGGAGATTTGGATATGAGTACCGCCTACGACAAAATGACAAGGGCAGAGCGAAGGGTAGCCATCGCTAAGGATGTGATTAAGCACATCCAGGCAAAAAGACTGAAGGTGAAGTCATCCTACGGCTATGTCGTCCACGATAAAGGATGGGACGAACTAACTGGGGTAATAGAAACCGAAGGTAAGGCTACCAAAGTAGCCGAGAAACTCAAGGAAGAATGCACCGTCTGTGCTCGCGGAGCGATGATGCTCTGTAAAGTTTCCAAGTACAACCACTACGAGTTCGAAAAAGGCTGGGGAATAAGCTGTGCGTCCACCACCGATGCTCTCAAAGATGCTTTCTCAGAAGAACAATTGAATCTTATCGAAGACGCCTTCGAACTTTGCGGCGTTAGCCAAGATTCCTGGCTTCGTCAGATCCTAGACGCAGAAGATCGCTTGCTTGCGATCATGCAAAACATCGTTGACCACAACGGTAGCTTCAAGCCTAACGCAGCTTACGAAGTAGTCGGCTAACCGACCCTGGATAGGCGGCGAAAGCCAGGGCCGGTTACACGGCATTAGTGCAAAAGGTCCGATACAGCGACGGATCATGTGACTTGCGGGGGCGGTACCCGCCCTATCCACTGCCCCCAACCCACAGCTAATCCCAGTAAGGTGCAAGTTCCAGGATTTATGTGTGGTTGGGGGCTATCTTTAACTTTCTAGAGGATCCAATGGACGAAAAAACAAAAGAACTGCTGCTAAAGTATTTGGAAGCCGGTGCTGATCGCTTAGAGCGGGGAGCTGCATTTGTAGAGGCTGAGATACCCTTAGTAGTCACGGAGTACCTTAGTTGGTACTGGTGGAACAGTATGATAGCTGTAATTTTCTGGATGTTTATCTTCGGGATAGGGGTTTTGCTACTAAAAGCTTGCCACTACTCTGCTAAGGAGCTAGAAAAAGAGAAGCACAACAGCGAAAGTGGGTGGATTCACGCTATGGTCTTCTCTTTCCTATGGGCTGTTTTCTTTTGTGTGCTAGGTCTTTCACTTACCTGCGTAAGTGGCAAAGACCTAATCAAAGTCTCGGTTGCACCGAGGGTAGTGATCCTAGAGAAGATTGCAGAGGTAACAAAGTGAGACAAACCATCTACGTCACGCTTATGGGCGGCCTAGCCAACCAAGCCTGCCAATATGCAGCAGCTATCAAGCTAGCTAAGCCGAATATAGCAAGAGTTGTATGCGATCTCAGCTTTCTCAATGCCCACCAAGATCCTAATTCCGGTATCACACCGAGGCAGTTCACCCTGAATACCTTGCTCCTGCATCCAGCAGAGACGGTAGACGAAACGCCAGCAGGGGTTACACCCCTCTCCGGCGAAGTAGATTCCGTACCCAACGACGGTAAAGACTACAGAATCCAAGGCTACTTCCAAAGGCTTTCAGCCTTACCTGATTTCTGGGAGCTTCGACACATCTTTATGCTGCCTACAAGCGTCGGTAACAATCCGATCGGGCATCTACTGGGTGCTATGGATAAATACGAACATAACATCGGCATCCACATCCGTCGATCGGACTACCTTAACCCCAACGCTCTAGCGTTCCACGGCGTACTGGGTGTGGAATACTACCAGGAAGCAATATCGCTCCTAATGAGCCGTAACGTGCTTCAAAAAGACGATACCCAACTGGTCGTCTACAGTGACGACACCATTTGGTGTTCGACAGAGCTGGTTCCCAAGCTGGGACTAGATAATGTGATTTATGCTGAAGACTATGTTGACGGTGATGCGGCCCAGTTGTATAGTATGGCATTCCAGCCCTACTTCGCTATCGCCAATTCCAGCTTTAGCTGGTTAGGGCGACTGCGGGCTATGAGCTACAATAACACCAATACGGTGTTCCCTAAGCGTTGGTTCCGCGATTACAGTCCCCCCGGTATGATGCCCTCGTCATGGGTAGGAGTTTAGAATGTCAAGGCCAAAGCCAAATACAGAACGACACGGTTGGCAAGAGTTCCACTGCGACAACTGTGGTTGCCAGTGGGAAGAAACCACCCGAGACTACCTCAGCCCTTCGAGCGTAGGTTGTCCGCACTGCAATGAAGATTGCCGTCCATTTACGGAGCAGTCCGACAGGAATCTCCCTTTGACTGAATGGGGCGAGCCGATCCATCAATTGGTTGTACACGTAGCAGGACAAGTTCCAGATGCCGGGGAATCCGAAACCGAGAGTCAAAGCTAGCTTGCTTCCCAGCAAGAAAGCTAAACAAGAAATCAAGGCAGCAGCTAGTTCCTTAGGTACCGACATGACCTACGAAAAGGTCCGGGAGCTTACAGGTTACAGCCTGCCTTTGATTCGAGAAGCTTTGCGGAACTATCGGAAACCTCTACCTAATGGCCGCCCTCCGGCCCCAAGCAGACATAAGCCTAAGTTCATCCAAGAGATCGAACAATCTACAGGGCTGCAAGCCCTTATGATTTCTAAGCGAACCTTGGTCGAGGAGTGGTATCTACTGAGCCCTACGGGGCTCCCAGTATTACGGATTGTAGGCTACGGAGATCTAGCCCAGTTCATCAAGGTGCTAGGAAACAGCATTGCCCTGTTCCAGGGCCTAACCGAACAACAAATCAAAGCTCGCCGAGAGGCGAGAACTAAGGGAAAGAAAGAATGAAATTCCTAGCTATACTACTCCTGGCCAGCGTTCCGCTGACATTGGGTCCGAAACGGACCCCAGTGGATATGATCGAGCACAACGTCGTTTACGACGCAAAGGATGGGAAGCCTAAGTTCTCGCAGGTGATCCTGTGGGAAAAGCTCCCAGCCGAGAACAAGTTTATTGTCCGTGAATGGTACATGCTTACCGATATGAATTCGATCGGCATTCCATATAAGACCGCAGGCGGTCAGTGGGAAGCAGTGCTTCCAAATAGAAAAGGGCAGATAAAGGTCTATTCGGATCTTTACCGCGAGACAGAAACAACGTATGATCCTGAAAGACGAGATCAAAAGGTTCTCGATCCTAAGTTTAGATTACTATTACCTAAAGGAAATTGAAATGAGTAGAGCCACTATCCGTCTAGGTAATGGTAAGAGTTACGAGATCCAGAACGTAACTTGTTCCAATGTTGAAGTAGCCCACAAACCTACAGAAGCCAACGGCCCGGTGTGGGCTAATCGCCCCTGGAAAACATACATGCCCGATGTTATAGAGGCTACAGCTACGGTGAAGTATGTGCCGCAGCCGGATCTGTTTATGTCAATCAGTAAAGGGTGGCACGGCTTTTCGTCCGTTAGCGTGGTCGTCGGGGACCGACGCTATGTACAGGATGTTGTGATTACGGAGTGGGCAGAGGACGGTATAACCGTCAAATTGATCGGCGAACCCCGATGGGAGGATATTCCGCCAGCCTAAAGCCCTCTGAGTGCTGTAAGCACCTCTATAATCACAGGGTGACGCATGTTGTCCTTAGCGTCAAACACTTGGATGCCTACGCTAGGAAGGCCGTTTACGGCCCTCAGGAAGACCGGCAGGCCGCCCATCCCTCTGGTATCTTGTTCCGGGTCACCTAGGATAATCAGCGAGCTATCTCGGCCTAGCCGAGTCACTAAAGCTCGGAACTCCTCAATACAGAGGTTCTGGGCTTCGTCTAAGATCACACAAGCCTTGGAGAACGTCATGCCTTGGATATAAGGCAATGGAAACGTGTTGAGGCAATCCGGATGAATCCCGAGTTCCTTGGCTATAGCATGTAGCGGAGCCAAATACGGCTGCATCTTTTCTTGGGCAGATCCTGGGATAAACCCAAGCTTCGATCGACCCATCTCCAAAGGGCTGCGAATATAGCAGATCTGCTCGATGCGTTTCGCATCCAAGGCAGCCTTAGCCCAAGCCAAAGCAGCATACGTCTTACCCGTTCCTGCGGGTCCGACGCCTACAGCTAGAGGTAGTGTATCTGCGAGATACCATAGGCTTTGTTGGCTTTCGTTAAGCTTTAACCTGCGAGGAGCTTCGTGAAACGAAGTAGTTTCGTTTTGCGACACTGGAGTTTTTCGTTTGCGTGCCATAAATGCTTTCTGTTGGGGACAATGCTATTGTATCAGAGTGGCCAGGAATTTCAGATATTCGTCGTAGGTCTTTTGGTAAGCTGCCCAAAATGCAGGCCCGTGTTCTTCCGTATCCATGTGCCAAGAGAGCCCATGAGCCAATTCATGGCTTAGGATAAAGCAGGCCACATCTTGCGGGAGCTTACGATCGAGAGTGATTATGAATCTACCGTTGTCTGCGTGAGTAGTTGCGAAATCTTCGACTAGCTTAGCCCGTACAATACGAAACTTCAGGTCGGGAAACCGACGCCTATAGTAAGCAGCTAGGCGAGACAGCACATTTACAGGCATATTAGAGATCCATTGGTATGTTGATGGGGAACCCATCTAGTATAACAGCACAACCGACAATAGGTTTCTTTTGAAACTTACGTCCGTACTCGAAGGCAAGGGCGTGGTGGTCCGCGCCACAGCCTACGTTGGTACCAAAGATCTTTCGTTCGCTGTTAGCGAAGTACCAAGTACCGAATTCAGAGTGTAAATGTCCCATCGCTACAGACTGGAACTTCATCATGGCTGTTTTAACGGCCCCAAATTGCCCACCTTTACCGCTATCGCCGTGGAGGTAGAGAACATCGTCGATAACCAGCTCGCTGAAGCGAGCATGTACTTTCCAGGCTTTAGGTAGTTCCCAGATTTCCTTGAAATCTTTTAGCCATTCAGGGAGTAAGCCAATCGTTTCGGCTTGTCTAGTAGATAAGGCATCGTGATTGCCTAGGATTAGATCCGCTTTGGGAAAGCGGCTTGTGATTTCTTTGATTTGTTTTTTAGCTGCTTTGTATTCTTCAGGGGCACTTGAAAGCCCTGGGTGCTTCTCATGGTAACTAATCGCAGCATTATCTACCAAATCACCCAAATGAACAAACCGGTTACACCGGTACTCGTTCCAAACCTTCTCTAGGAACTTAGGAAACCGAGAAAGCATTGCTGGACAATGCGTACAAGAGCAAACAAGAACTCTACTCATAGAAAACTTTTCCTTTTCGGCTGTAGGGACTTGTCAGCTTGTGTAGTATCCTGTAAGATACTCCTGTAACAAATCACTTAACGGAGCAAGCTATGCAAATCACCGCTGAAATCGACCATGCTTTTGACGGACAAGCCAAGTTCATCTATGGAATTCTACACAAATCCGCCAGGATTAACACAGTTTTAGGTCTAGAACCAGAAGATTTAATGCAAGAATTCTACTTTTATTACGTAAAACACCGACATAAGTTCGATCCGAGCCGTTCGTCTCGCACTAGATTCACCTACTGGATGGTGCGATCGTTTCTGTTTAGCCTACGTCGAAGGCTGGGTCGTCACCCAGCTTTGCTACAAAAAGACATCAACATCGTCGAGCAAAGCCGCCTCACGTTGGACCGGGACGAAACTGAACTGGTTAACAGTATTCAGAGCCAAAACAAGATTACCATCAAAACACTCGCAAAGCGAGTCAAGCGGCCAGTCGCCGCAGTCCAGGAAGACATTGAATCTATTCGCCAAAAAGTGTATCACAAAAGAAACAAAATCGTACTAGTAGGTAACTAAATGAAAAGAACAGTAATTCTAGCCGCACTACTCTTGGTCCTCGTAGGTTGTGACCTACCACGACCCCAAGCAATCCAATACACTAGTAACCCAAGTTACGAAGTAGAGCTTCTATTCGAACATGATGGGGTGAAAGTCTACTCTTTCCGTCATCAAGGTACTCGGGTCTACTACACAGACGCCCGAGGGAACACGCAGTGGCCAGAGATCGTCCACCACGGCAAAGGCCAAACCCACACCATTCACCACGTAGTAAGCACAGCGGAGTAACACATGCAACTGAAAGAACTACTAAGGCAATTGAAGGACGGCGAGAGCGTTTCCTTCACGAAAACAGACGATGCTGTAGGCGTGGAGATTGCTATACTGGCTACTACGAGTCCGCTGTCGGACACCACTAGCCTAAACTTATCGGCAATCCGCACCGTATCCACGCAGCAAATTACAGGGACAGGTGCCGACCTTGTTCGTGATACGATCGAGGAGATGCTGAAGGAAGTACGTAAATGAATGTCCCCGGAATTCCAGAGGAATATGATCTAGTTCGTATTGGCTATCCTACCGCAGGGGAGCTGTACTTACATGACACCAACACAGTTCACGAGTGGACAGGTCGAGAATATACCTCAACGGCACAACCAGTCGCCATCGTGCGGCTAGCCGCATCTTGGCGTAAGATGACTCCCGGTAAATGGGACGATAAACCTCGCTTAGCGAGGCTACGTCAGACGCAATACGATTGTTGGGACTACGATACAGTGGTCGGTTACCGACCTGGAGCAGGCTGGAAAACAGCTAAGGGTCGATTCTATAGACAATGTGAGGTACAAACTAATGAACAAGACAGTTAAGGCCACAGTGACATTACCGGAATTCGAAGGGTTCGAGTACACGGGAGAAGTGCGTGAGTTATCGCAAGGCGATCACTACCTAGACCTGGATGTATTCCAGCCCGAAGTCGCTAAGTGGACTAAGACCTATACATCTAAGTTTCTATACGTAGTGATGCGACCGGTACCTACATGGCGAGACGCCCGCCCCAGCGACCTTGAGAATGGTCCGGTTAGATGTAGGTGCAGAGACACGGAGAAGGAGGAATGGCAGACAGGATATCTCTGCGCCTATATGGCAAAGGATCCTTTTAGATTCGGTATAAGTAGAGCTGACGGTAAGTTAGAGCAATGGAGCATTTTCTGTCAGGTGCAAGATAATGCGTAAGGATCCCAAACCCCACCAAATAGAAGCTCGGGATTTTCTCATTAAGAACGATGGTAGAGTCTTAGTTGCTGACCCTCCTGGGGTCGGAAAAACGCTCTCCACTGTTCTCTACCTAGAGCACCTAAACCAGTGGCCTTGCCTTGTGGTATGTCCGCCAGCGGTCCTGGGGCACTGGAAAAAGGAATTCGAGCAGCAGCTACCTGACCGCAAGGCGGTCATTATTCGAGGGGAAGCCTTGTGCGAAGGTGATTTGCACCATGACATGGTGATCCTTAACTACGATATTCTGGATGCACAGAAGCCTTGGCTCCTGGAGCATCAGTACAAGTGCATCGTATTCGATGAATGTGATAAACTGGCCAACAAAGCCACGAAGTGGACTCAGGCGGCTATGGTTCTGGCGAAGCACTGCCCCAGAGTCATGGGACTATCTGGGACACCCATCGCAAATATGCCAGCAGATTTCTACCCCATACTCAACATGATCCGTCCGGATATGTTCGGGGACGAGCGGGAATATCTATGGCGATATTGCCAGCCTGAATTCCATGAGCGATTTGGATGGCAGTTCAAGGGAGCTACTAAGCTCCAGGAACTCCATGAACGCATTAAACCGTTTATGATTCGCCGCCCTAAATCCATCTTGAATCTACCGAAGCAGACCGTTCGCATGGAATTCGTGGATATGGAGAATCGCGAAACCTATAACATTCTCCACAAGCAGTATGTGGGGACCGTAAGAACGCCCCCAGCGTTTCGCCGGAAAGGTATTGACAAACTCCAACTATTATCTAATCTAATGATGCTGTGTGCTCGCTGTAAAGCGAGAGGGACAGTCATGTGGATTCGGAAATTCCTTGCGGAGAATCCCGGCGAGAAGCTGATCGTCTTTGCGATCAATAAGCAGTTCATCGACGTTGTACGTCGCAGAGCTGCGGAGCCCCATGAGTCAGTGGTAATCGACGGCAGCACTCCAGCCAAAAAGCGGGATGCTAACGTAGAGGCATTCCAGACGGATCCGAAGGTCCGGCTAGCTATCATCAACATCAAAGCTGGGGGAGCAGGCATCACGCTCACAGCAGCTAAGACGACGGTGGTAGCACAGCTACCCTGGACGCCAAGGGATTGCGAGCAGCTAAGCGGTCGTACCGACCGAATCTCGCAGACTCGCGAGAACGAAGTCATATACCTGCTAACCAAAGATACGATCGAGGAGAAACTATGCAAAGCGATCCAGGAGAAAGGTCTGATCCAGGCAGCGATTCTGGACGGGAAGCGAGTCACGAACCTGAAGCTAATGACTCTGTTAGAGAACGCAATCAACGATTAAGTGACGAGTTTCACGAAAAAATACGAAAATCTTTCAGCCAGTACGCAAAAACTTACGACTGGCCGGAAGATGTTCTGATATCATATTTGATGATGTATGCCATGCGACAGCATGGTGATTTGGCTGAAAGACTTTACCGTTTTCGGAAGAAACGAAAGACGGATATACTTCAAGAATTGGGAGATATGGGGTACTAGGCATGAACGACAAAATGTACAAGACACAGATGATCTGTGGATTCATAGGGGCAGGGGTTTGGATAGGTGCTGGTTTGTTCGCTAGCACTTGGGAATGGGCTATGATAGGGTTTACCATGTCCGGCCTATGTTTTCTAGGAGTACAGCAGACTTGGGAGAATTGGCAATTTCATAACACCACACTAGAAGCCCGGCAGCGGTGGAATACCCTACTGAATACGGTGGAATCGGAAATATCGGAAATAGTAACAGGAGAGAAGAAATAATGAACCGACTATTCGTTGTAGCTGCATTTATACTTTTCATAGTCCTACTGGGGAATCTCGTTTTCGGGATCGATCCGGACAAGAACGGAGTGTTCCGTATCCGAACGCCGGAGCAAGCACAGGGCACGGCTTTCGTGCTCGAACAGGTAGGCGACAAGACGTACCTTGGAACCGCTGCCCACGTCGTCTTAACCGACAGCGGCAATATGTTTCAGGGCAGCGTCTACACGCTGGAGAACGATACGGTGAAGGACATGCCGAATGCCAAGGTAGTAGCCGTAGACAAGAAAGCCGATCTAGCTGTGCTGCTTTGCAGCACCAAGAGGCAGTTCAAACCTATGCCCTTAGGTTCCGTGGAACGGAACAGCAAGGTAGATAAGGTAGGATTCTCGTATCGACCAAGTGGACTACAGATTAACTTTTTCGGCTTTGCCAACGGAGCTTGGCTAAAAACTTCTGGGATTGTCAGCTTCGCTTACGAGAACTATATCCACAGCGACTCGGTTGTTTCTCCAGGTCAAAGCGGCGGACCTGTGCTGCTAAACGATGAAATCGTTGGGGTGGTTTCTGGGGGTTCTGCTTGGTATACACCCATAGAAGACGTAGAGCGAAGCGTGACTTGGCCCGCTAGAGCGGGCTCGGCACGCAGACTTAAAGAGATATTAGAATGGGCTAAAACGCAGAAGTGACCCGATATTTGCACAAACTGTTAGTTTATGCTACAATGCGAAAAGCCGAGCGGCTGGAACCACTCGGCTTTTCTAACCACCAACGACTAATAGGAGTCATCATGGCTAAGTACATTGTACACAATGGTATCCGAATTGACAAGAACTACGAAAATTTTGTTCCCGAGACCTTCGGTCGTCTAACGACCATTGGACCTAAGTTCATGCTCCGGAACAGCGACGGAAGCCACAGAGCCCACCAAGTTTGCGTTTGTATGTGTGGTAGTGTAGGGGTGTATGCTACGTCTAATCTAGAGGCAGCTAGAACTAAAAGCTGCGGCTGCCTACTAACGGACTGGCTAATAGACACATTCACTAGGCATGGGGATGTTGAAAGTACCGAGTATAGGACTTGGGTAAACATAAAAAGCCGTTGCTACAACACAAAGAATCGATCGTATCCAGACTATGGAGGGCGTGGAATCCGTATCTGTGATCGATGGAATGACCCTACGAATGGCTACAACAATTTCTTGGAGGACATGGGCCGCAGGCCCTTGGAATGCGATAGCATCGATCGTGTGGATGTAAATGGCAACTATACTCCAGATAATTGTCGCTGGGCGACTAGTGAGGAACAAAGCAGAAATAAGCGGAATTCTAGAAATATTACCGGATTAGGTAGGACACAAGTATTGTCAGCATGGGCAAAAGAATGTAATATACACCCAGAGACTCTACGAGATCGCCTAGATTCAGGCATGACTCTAGAGGAGGCGATACGCCACCCTAAAGGAAAAGACTATCCCCGAAAGAGCAAAACGCAATGATTAAGTTACAGAAATTTCTTGTAGGTGTGAATGTCGCGACGGTCCTAGCACACCTAGCCGTTGCAGTCAATCAGGAGAAAACTACTGATATGGTGCTGTGGTTCTGTCTCGCTAGTGTTTGGGTTTATATTGCATGTGCCAATTACAAGAACCTACAAGAGATGATTGAGATCGAAGAATCCATTAAAAAAATCACAAAGTAAAATGTTCCAAGAACTCCGCCAAGACAAAGAATCAAGCCCCGCTGTTAGGTTATTTACCAAGTATCGCCAACTAACGAATAGTGAAACTAAAGTTGCGTGCTTTCGGGATCTCCTACAGCGGGGTTTTACAGAACAAGAGATCGAGTGCGTTACTAACTGGCTAGCCGCTCACCGAGCAGGCTCGGTTCCCGGCTCCGCAGTGCTGCTTCGCAACTTCAAGGGCTTCCTCGCGGAAGCACTGCAAGACCCTGTAGCCTGCAAGCTACCCGTAAGTATCGCGGCACGCGACCTATGGGAACGCATCGAATCGGATGGTCGAGGAATCGACCCTGAGTATGTGCAAGCTGCCCTGGACAGCTACAGAGCTTACCTCAAATCAGTAGAAGGCACGCCGGTATACCGGCACATGCCGCCTGGGGTTGACTTTGTTTATGAGTGGTTCGTACAGCGGGCCACACACGGCTCCCCACGAACCCGTAGGTTCCATGCGGAGCACTATAAGTTTGTAGACTATGTGAAGCATATCAGACGCACCAGCGAGCGTGCGTAACGATCTGAGGGATGCAAACGCCTTAACGGATAGACCGCTACGTGAGACTCGTAGCCCTGTAGTAGGTAAGCAGGAAGTCTGGGCAGCGAGGGGGATAGGGATCGCCTCCCCGGTAGATAAAATCACCGGTGTCGAGAGCGGGTTCTGCTGTAAACAGGGCCTGCTGTCGTATGCAAGTTCGAATCTTGCCGCTGCCCACTCAATTTCTAACTGGAGGTAGCTATGGGACTCAGAGCAGAAGTATACACAGACGAGCACGGCAATATCGTCTGGACTCAAACAAATCTAGGGCTCAAGGGAAAACGATACGTTTTCTATTGGTGCGAATCTCTCGGTGTTGTACTTGAGTCCTACAGCGAGCTGTCTCGTAAAACCACACGCCACAAATTCCAGATTACTTGTAACTGGGATAGACTAAACAATAGGGACAATCGGATCCCAAAGCCGGAGCCGCTACTAGGCGTGGCTACTGCGGCATTAGAGCAGATTAAAGACCAAATCAAATTTAAGGGAGGATGGTAGATCGAACACGCTGAAGTGCTTTGGGATTACCGAGACCAAAGGAACGTGACATGGCCGTTCACGGCCCCAGAACACTTTGCACGCTTGCGTCCGTCGTGCCTAGCAGCAAGTTAACGGAAGCTCTTTATTCTGTAATGAAAACACCCCCTTTTTTCTTAAAAGATTAGCCGCCAATGCTTACAGAATTCCTAGATAAATACGGGGTAGAATGGTCTACTTCGGACAAACATTCCCGCCACGGTTGGACGCAGGCACGCCCCTGCCCTCGCTGCGGGAATGAGCGTTTTCACCTAGGCATAAAGGATGACTTGTCCAGGGCAGCTTGCTATACTTGCGGCGGCTGGAATGTATCTAAGCTTCTCCGAGAACTCACCAATGCTCCCTATGGGGAGATAAAGCAGCTACTCGGAGATAGGATCTACGTACCCAAGGAAACAGGCACCATCGTAAGAGGCCAATACAAGCCCCCTACGATGCTCCAGCCCCTTGAGGCTGTACCAGCCGTGGCTGCGTATCTACGCAGCAGAGGCTACAATATAGCGTATCTAGAATCGATTTGGGGTCTGCAAGCCACTGGCCCCTTCTCCTCGCTCCCTTTCAGGGCGTTTATTCCCATCTACCAGGGCCGCCGAGCAGTCAGTTGGACTGCGAGAGCGGCTTGTGGGCAGGAACCTAGATACCAGAATGCTGGTCCCCTGGAGAAAATAGTCGAGGAGAAATCGATACTTTTCGGAAACCAATTCGTTCGGGATACGTGCATAGTCTGCGAGGGGCCTTTGTCTGCCATTAAGGTAGGTCGAGGGACAGTAGCTACGCTGGGGCTAGGATACACTACAGAACAAATCAACTGGCTGGCAAGCATTTGGCGTCGAGTGATTGTATTCGACAACAGTGCCCAAGCACAGCTAAGGGCCGATAAACTGGCCGAACAGTTAATGGTGTTTCCCGGAGAGACATACACTATCAATCTGGACTCTGCGGATCCTGGCGAAGCCACGGAACGAGAAATCAAACAACTAAGAAAATTCGTATTCGGTGAGAAGTAATGCACATCAAACAATTCAGTGGGGCCGAGGAGCAGTTAGCCATCACTTGCCTATGCCTAGATACTTCCGTGCTGGCAAAGGTAGCTGGCAAAATCCCCCAGGGAGCTTTCAGCTCCAGGTGGGCTAACACCGTAGCTGGCTGGTGCCTGAACCATTTCAAGGAATTCCATGAGGCCCCTGGGGCCGTAGCAATCACAGCAATCTATTCGCAGTGGGCAGAGTCGGCGGACGAAGCTACTGGTGCTTTGGTAGGTAAGTTCCTAGCTGGTCTGAGCCCGGTAGAAGTCAGCACGGATTACGCTGTCGAGCTAATAGGCTCGCTAGTATCTAAGGCTGCCATTAAGCAGATCATAGAGAAAAGTCAAGCTGCCCTAAGCAACGGAAATCACCAAGCAGCGTGGGATCTCGTACAGGCGGCAAAGCCGCCCCAGTTAAGTCAAGATCAATGTTACATAGATCCGATCAACGACACGTCGTCGATCGAGGAAGCCTACGACAAAGCAAACTATGAACCGTTGATACGGTTCCCTGAAGGCACAGCGATCTCCCGATGGCTCGGACCTACGCTCCATAGGGATGCTTTGGTTGTGCTATGCGGAGCAGACAAAGCTGGAAAGTCCAGCCATTTAGCCTGCTTATGCCAAAGAGGACTTGTCCAAGGGAAGCGGATCGCATTCTTTAATCTAGGCGATTTGAGCATGGATCAGATGCTTAAACGCTGGAGCACAGCGATCGTAGGGCGACCTGCATTTGCCTGCAACTACAAGATTCCAACCGACTTGAAATATAAAGATAAGGAATTTTCTCTAAATTATCAGGAGCGGGCCTCAAGTTCTGCGTATAGTAAAGACGAGGCAGTTGCTGCTTGGCAAAAGCTACGAGACCCTTCAGGCGAATCTCGCCTGCGTATGGTCACTAAGCCTGTAGGGTCGCTGACAGTAGAAGATATCCACGCAGCATTGACGACCTGGGCTAATCAGGGCTGGACAGCAGACATTATTGGGTTAGACTATGCAGCACTGCTTGCCTCTAGTCGAGGACTCGACAAAAGGCACGAAGCTTTAGATCACATTTGGGCTCGCCTGCGAGCGATTAGTACGGAGTTCAAAGCCCTAGTACTTACTGCTAGCCAAGTGAACGCAGATGCGTACCAAGGCACTAGTTACTGGTTAAACCAGTCGCACTTCAGCGGAAGCAAAGGCATTTGGAGCCACTGCAACGCTGCGATAGGACTGAACATTACCGCCACGGAGCGTGACCAACAAGTCACACGGATGAATTGGATTGTGCTAAGAGAGCGAGAGTATCTTAGCGGGTTACCTAGTAGTTACTTGGCCGTCGCAGGTACACCTGCCATTGGCCGTTTCCACCTAATTTCGGAGTTTATTTAAGCATGACGACGTACTATACACACAAAGACAAAACCTACAGACTAGCTGGAGCCAATGATGTGGGTTCGATGGCATATTTCGACGATCAAAGTTTCGAGAGGGCAATGGGAGAACAGGGCTACGTAGTAGTGCATCGACGCCTAGATAGAGTCGTAACGTCAGCAAGAATGTCTTTCGTGACGGAAAGTGGGATTAGCTGGAACTACGCTTTCGTCGAAGTCCACTTGTCGCCTCTGGAGCAGTACGTTGCCGAACAAGACGAATGGGTAAAGCAGAACGGAATCAAGCGAGGTACCAAGCTCACAGTAACCCGCAAAGCAACTCACGAAGAAAACGGCTGGCCGGACATTTGGGACAAAGGTATGGACGACTGTGTAAACGCAGGTGGAGAAGTTCACCACATAGACAATTTTGGTGTGCGGCTACGTATCGATAATGTTACGTGGAATTTCCCTTTCTTTGTGCTTCAACCGACAGTCCAAGTACTTGAAAGCAAACCAGAAGAAAAGCAATGGCGATTGATGGGGGACGATGAAATCGTCGATGCTGATTGCCGCTTCACCGCATTTGAGAGGGACACCAAATCGTACCCACTAAATACTTTTACTGGGGGATGGATTAGTATGGAGCCACACATAGTTAACCACCGCAAAACTGTAGGCGAAAACCGTAAGCGATTGGGAACGGGTTTCTACGCCACACATAAGCCACTTCTAGCAACTCCAGCACTACCAAAACCAGCCGAAGGCTGGGAATACGTCAAAGCGACTGATGTGCTTATCCAGGGCGATAAGTATATGGACAAGGGCGGTGAATTAGATAGAGTGTCTTCAGGTCTAGGTAAAACGATCGAGCAGCTCAAAGCTGGAAATCTATGGTCAAAGGACTGGGTAGGCGTTGTACGCCAAAAGCAGCGTTCCATAACGGCAAAAGCCGTAGCGGAACTGAACGACCTCTGCCAAACTATCCACTCCAACAACAAAAATGCGGGTTGGTGGGATGCGGCAAACAACTCATTAGTCGTGCCAACGAAGTTGGCTCTGATCCACAGCGAGATCAGTGAGGCACTCGAAGGTCACCGCAAGGGTATCAAGGACGATAAGCTGCCACAATACGATATGGTCGCTGTTGAGCTAGCCGATGCTTTGATTCGAATTTTCGATCTCGCAGGCTTCCTGGGCATCCAGCTTGGTACAATCATCGAAGCCAAAGAGCGTTACAACGCTCAGAGGGCTGACCATAAGCCGGAAGTACGGAAAGGGCTTCATGGTAAACGGTACTAAACAAACGCTATTAGATTGGCTGCTCGCATCGGTGAACAAACAATCCGATGCGTGCGACGAATCTTTTCCAGGCAATAGGGACACAGACGGGTATGCACGGGTAGCTGGCCTACCGGCTACCCGTCTGCTGTGGACACACGTACATGGTCCTATACCAAAAGGGATGCAAATCCGCCACACGTGTAACAACACCCGCTGTACTAATATCAATCATCTGATCCTAGGCACACCCAAAGACAATATGATGGATAAAGTAAAGGCGGGTAATCACCGAAAACACGCCCGCATAACGGACGATATGATAGTGCGAATAATCGAGCTATCGCAAACTAACGGATCTTCCGCTATTGCACGGATGCTAGGACTAAAGCAAGCTAATGTTAGCCATATTATAGTAGGTATTATCGCTAGTACAGTGACAATACCCCTATTCCAAGAAAGGCATGACCTAACTCCTCATCCTAGTTGGATAGTGAGGCATGGCCACCATATTAACCGCGAAAGTAAAACTTAGTATGAAAACTGCTATCGTAACATTCATCGCGTTACTGTGCATTTCGACCGTTACGGTCGCTAATGCCAGTGAGCGTTACACGCTCCGAGACAGCTCGGGGCGTATTTCGGGGTCCGTTGTTATCAATGGACCTAAGATCACTGTCCGCGACAAAGCGGGCAGGATCACCGGTACTGTAACCAAACCAACTGGAAGGAAGCGGTAATGCTAGAAACCCTACAGTGGATGTTCAGCAACCTAGCGATTTACCTAGGTTGCGTAATTCTAATCACTATGCTGATTAACGGATTCGATCTGATACTCAGCACCTTCCTACATGGCATGAACATCCGTAAACACGGTTGGCCGCCTACGCGAGTGGAGGATACGGATGAAACCGGCGAGTAAGGATGCCCATAGGCTGTTCTTGCAGGGATCGGTAGCCTTGTCGAAAATAGAAGCGGCGGGGCTACCGATCGATATGGAGAAGCTTGCAGCTTCCCATGCGTCTGTAGATAAGGCTACGCAAGAGCTAAGCCGCAAGCTAAAGAGCCATGAGATATTCCAACGACAGCGTAAGATCTACGGGACCAAGTGTTCCATAGGCTCGCGGGAGCAATTGGGGACGATCCTATTCGACCACATGCGTATCCCAGGGGCTACAAGATCCGCTAAGAGCGGGAAGTATGTCATGGACGTTGAGGCTCTGGAACGTATCAATTCCGAGTACGTGGATTGGTACGTAGAGTACATGCAACTCCAGAAGATAAAAACCACGTACCTGAATGCTCTAACCCGAGATACGATCGACGGTAGACTTCGTGGATTCTTCAATCTACACAACGTGAAATCGTTCCGGGGTAGCTCCGATAGCCCTAATCTCAATAACCTGCCGAGCCGTAGGCCCGAACTGACACGGTATGTCAAGGGGTGCGTATCGCCACCCAAAGACTACTACATAGTCGAATCCGACTATTCCAGCCTTGAGGTCCACGTTGCAGCTTGCTACAACAAAGACCCTACGCTTATTGGTTACTTGGAGAACGACTATGATATGCACCGAGCAGTCAGCAAGCAGTGCTATATCTACCAGGACGATTTCATCGAACAGAATCCAAAGCTAGCTAAGGTGCTACGGCAAGCTACCAAGTCGGATGCTGTGTTTTCGTGGTTCTATGGCAACTACTACAAAGACATTACTTTACGTCTATGGAAGACTGCTACGAACAACGGGATGCTAGATCACTTAGCTACCAACGGAATCAAGCGACTCGGACTTGAGTTCGACCACACAGAAGGACAATGGATCGAGATTCCAGGGGAAGACGCCTTCGTTAGCCACATCAAGAGCATCGAGGATGACTTCTGGAATGTACGATACAAGGTCTATAACCAATGGCGTAAGAGCTGGTTCGCGAACTACCTTGCCCGTGGATTCTTCCATACGCTTACCGGCTTCGCTTGGTACGGCGTAGAGAAGCGAAACTTCGTAATCAATTGTCCTATTCAAGGCTCTGCCTTCCATTGTTTGCTGCAAGCAATCATTGATATCCAGGCAGAAATTGAACGGACCAAAATGAATGCGGAGATCGTTTGCGAGATCCATGATTCGATCGTAGCTATAGTCCACAGGAGTCAATTACATGACTACGTGGCTATGGCTAATGAAATTATGACAACCAAGTTGCGTAAAAAGTGGCCTTGGCTTATACTAAGGCTCAAGACCGAAACAGAAGTTAGCCCCGTGTCGTGGGCTGACAAACAACCTTACACAGGAACCGAAAGCTGATGCGAGACTCCTGGTACGTCATCGACTCGGATCCCAGACTGAAATCACCCACTACAACATTACCCCCACGGAAAGTAGGTATACCCATGAAACTACCACCAGTAGTCGGCTTCGCCGGACCCCAAGGAGCAGGAAAAGACACTTGCGGCAAGCTCCTAGCGGAGCACTACCGCTATATCCATGCGGCTTTCGCTAATCCAGTGCGTGCCGCACTCTACGCTCTGAACCCATTGGTCGAACTGGACAATGGAATCCTTGCTCGCTTACAGACCATCGTAGATAAGATTGGCTGGGATTCCGCAAAGCGGAACAGTAAAGATCTACGACAGTTGATGCAGCGTATGGGCACTGAGGCGGGACGTGATATTCACGGCAGGGATTGTTGGATTCGCGTTGCGAATTCTCTACGTAGCTGCGGTCGCTACAACATAGCCTTCACAGATGTTCGGTTCCCGAACGAAGTGGATTTCATCAAGTCTTCTGGCGGTATAATCATCTATATCCAAAAAGACAACGTACCAGCACAGATTACTAACCACCGATCTGAGGAGTTCAACGTCGAGGATGTAGCAGACTTTGTTATAGCCAACAACGGAACTATTGCAGATTTGGTTGCAGTTCTCGGTTGCGTCTTCAGGACTTGGGCTAAACAATGAGCTACCATACAACACATAGACCAACTACCCTCGCAGATGTCGTAGGACAGCCTTCGGCTGTGAAGCAGCTACAAGGCTTTTTAGACGCTAAGAGCGTCCCTAAAGTCATAGGATTCTTTGGTCCCCCAGGGACCGGGAAGACTACGCTAGCTCGCATAATGGCCAAGGCAGTCGGTGCTAACGACATGGCGATCACGGAGCACAACCTTGCGGTCAAGAACGGGATAGATGATGTCCGTGCTTTGCAGGACTCTGCTGCTATGCGGCCTCTAGGGGGCGGCAACGCCGCCTACATCCTGGATGAAGCACATTCACTCAGCAAGCAGGCTTTCCAAGGACTGCTGAAGTTGTTCGAAGATACCCCCAAGCACAGCTACTTTTTTCTATGTACGAGTCAGCCCGAGAAGATCGACAAAGCGATCCGTACACGGATTACAGGGATCGAACTGAAGGCAGTGCCTTCCAGCGATCTCTATAATCTGCTAGTCAAGGTAGCAGGCGATGAAGGCATCACAGTGCGGGAGTCTGAATTCAAAGCCATTGCTAAGGCTGCTGCGGGTTCCGCAAGGAACGCCCTGGTGTACTTGAATCAGATGCAAGCCTGCGGATTTGATTCATCTATCCTGGCAGATCTAGGGAAAAACGTAGACGAGAAGCACAACGCTTTTCCTCTATGTGCCATGCTAATGTGGCCTAAATCCAACGAATGGAACAAGGTGTACGCCTTGATAGATGCCTTAGATGAGGATGAAATCGAGTCCGTGCGATGGATGTTGCTGCGGTACGCAGCTAGCTGCATGAAGGATGTTAAGAACACAGCAAGATCAGCTCTGCTTATCCAAGGAATGGCTACGCCATTCTTTGATTCGAAAAAACCGGGATTTTTAGCAAAATGCTATTTAGTGTGGTCAAAATCCTGAGTATAGTAATAGCGTGACCAGACGAGTCAATCAGTTCAGTAAACTAGAGGTAATGATGGTAAAAGTAGAAGTTAGACTTGATTTAGAGATTCCAGCAGGCTTTGAGTGGACAGGAGCAATCCGATGCCCGAGAGAAGGTGAATTCTATCTTGCGAATTGGGCTAAGACTGCTTATGTCCATGTATCGGAGGCGCAGTTTGATTTCACCACGGAGAAGTATCCTATTCTCCGCAAAGCGGAGGTGTGGAAGAAACTGACTCCGGAGAAGGTGCTAGAGCACATGAAGTCGCGGAAGCCTATTACGCTGCGACATACGCTTCGTAACAAAGAAAACGAAACGGCTACTGTATCCATAGATGCGTTACACGCTAATAATTATGGCATACTGTACATACACGTCTTTGTCAGTTCCCACGTCGATCTACTCGAATATCTCGAAGAAAGCAAATAATGAGCGACAAACTAGATCTCACGGTAACGCGAGACAACATCGAAGAAACCTTGTCCCGTATTGCCGATGACATCGGCCATTGGGAAGGGGTTCAGGCAGAGGCTCTGTACAAGCAGTACGTTGCCGAACAAAGGGTGAACTTCATCCGGGCCAAGACAGCCATCGACTTTCGAACAAACCCTTTGGCCTTTGGTGGCCTCAAGGTTACCGACGATACCGCGAAGGCCATTGTCGAAATCCAACAGGAAGTCCAGGACGCAGAAGCTGCGTATGCTCTTGCGAAACTGGAAGTAAGTAATGCGAAAGCCGTGTGTGCTTCGCTAGATGCCAAGCGTTCCGCTTGCAAGTATCTTTCCGAACTATGGCTCAGCAACAAGCTGGGCTAGTATTTTCTCTTGAAGGTATAGGTATACTATGTCAGAAAACGAAATGTCATTTGACGACATTCCCGAAGGTCGCGGTAGCGGCAGTAACTATTATATGATCGATCTGCCTAAAGGCAGCGAGCGACTGAAGGTCGAGAAGGAAGAAACGATCACCGCGATCATCGTTCCTTACGTCACAACACAATCCAACCGGGTCAAGCCGGGCGAATTGTTCTTTATGCGGGAATACTACCTCTACCGAGGTCTCGGTCCCGACAAGAAATCGGCATACTTCGATTGCCGTCAGACGTTCAATTTGCCTTGTCCGATTGCGGACTTTGCAAAGGAACAAGGCATCGAACTCAAGCCGCAACGCAAAGCGTTGTTCAATCTGTTCGTATTGGACATCGACGGAGTGGAAGTCAATAAGTCCTTCGTGCTCGACTTCAGCTTCGCCAACTTTGCAGCATCTCTCCGAACCGGGGCTGAGAACAAATCCAAGCGTCGAGGACAAGAACATGCTAAAGTGTTCATGTCGCCGACGAACGGATCCTTCGTTACTTGGACTTGGAAGGAAGATACCTTCAACGGTAAAAAGTTCTACAAGGCCGCCGACTTCGACTTCGTTCCCCATAAGGGACACGACGGCAAGCTCAAGGAACTCATTGCTGCGGCTGTGGACCTCGATAAGGTCTTAAACCGCCTGGAGTACGCTGATGCGAAGGCTCGCTTCATCGACGGAGGTTTTGCTGCTCCGGACGCAGGAGATGCACCAAAGCCACCACAAGAGACGGCAAAGCCGACTGACGATGCTGTAGCTAAGGCACAAGCCGCTGCTACAGATCCTTCCGCTTTCGACGCTAACTGGGAATAGTCCTCAGTTAGCTAAACAATCTAGCCCCGCGAAAGCGGGGTTATTTTTTGTATACAGGGAGTATTATGATACAAACGATTTATCTGGATATGGATGGAGTACTAGTTGATTGGGTCGGAGGGGTATTGTCCGCATTCGGACGGAACCCGATCGACCAGATCGCACTGGATCAACACGATTTGTTTGAGTTCTACGGGCTACCGCAGCAAGTATTCTGGGACGATATTGCTAGCGATCCCGGTTGGTGGGCCGCTTTGCGGCCTTATCCGTGGTACAAAGAGCTGTACCAACTTGCCTCCCGATATGCAAATGAGGTGGTAATCTGTACCTCGCCAGGGCGTTGCCCTGCATCGGCCCTAGGTAAGATGCTATGGCTCAAGGAATTCTTGGGTATCGAAGGGGACAAGATCGTCCTGACCGCACAGAAATACAGGCTGGCATACCAGCCAGGAACTATCCTAATCGACGACAGCGATCATGTGCTGGAAAAATGGGCTGAAGTAGCTCGCAAGCGACCTGGGCAGTATACCTGGAAGATTACATTCCCTCAGCCCTGGAACCGCAGCTACAGCTTCGTGCAACGAAGAATGGAATACACACAAATGCAACTACGCTTACACTCAAAGAGGAAATAGAATGGCAAAGAAAAAAGCAGTGCTCGATGAACTAGAGGAAGCCATGCTGTCCCTAGAGGAATCAACAGCATCCCTTCCACCACCTAATCTAAGTCTCGGCTCCGATCTTGCCGACATTCACATATCAGGCATTCCCGGCAAAGCCGTGTCTCCCGGTATGATTCTTTGGTTACACGGAAACTCGGGTTCCGGGAAGTCGTTCCACGCCAAGCTACTGATGGCGGAAGCCGCCAACAATCCGTTCTACGATTCCCACCGGCTGGTGGTATTCGACGGCGAGTTCGGCTCGAACTTCAATAACTCGGAGTTCTTTGGTCGCAAGATGGCAGAGCGAGTGGAGCCTATGGAAGCCAAGAGCCTTGACCACTTGTACGATGCCATCGAAAAGCTGGCTGAGAAGCCAGTCATAGTGATTGTAGACTCGTGGGATGCTTGGCTACCAATGTCAGCTCTGAATAAGATCGACGAAGATATAGCCAAGCGAGAGAAGGATAAGGATCCCGAAGGCTCCTATAAAATGGAGCAAGGGAAGATCCACAGCGAGCGACTACGCAAGCTCATGCCGAAGCTAGCCAAGAGCAATAGCATCCTAATCGGGCTCAGTCAGCACCGCGATAACATCGAACGGGCTAATCCCTACTCCCCCAAGGACAAGACTTCTGGAGGGCGTGCCCTCAAGTTCTGGTGCCACTTGGAGCTGGAGATGTCGATCGCCGAGCAGATCAAGAAAGAGGTTAACGGTAAAAAGGTTAGCATCGGGGAGGAGATCCAGGTCACAGTACGTAAGAACCGTGTCAACGGTCTACGTCTCGTCTTCCGCGAGCACTTCTACCCAACATTCGGTATTGATAACTTAGGCACCACTATCTCCTGGTTACAGGAAAACAAGTACCTAAAGAACCCAGGTGGACGTTACACGACCCCGTTTACTGGCGAAGCCAGTTATTTGATCGAGGACTTCATTGCGAAGATTCAGGATGAAAATTTAGAAAATGATCTCTTGGGTTTGCTGGAATCTGCGTATAGTGATTACATGAAACAACTTGATGTTTCCCAGAACCGTAAACGAAAGTACGAGTAAGCGAATGACAAAGACCAAGATTAGTTTTGATGTTACGATCCCTGAAGGGTATGAATGGGCCGGTGAAGTTCGCTGCCCCAAGAAAGACGAGCTGTACCTATCCGGGTATGTATCAGCGGGCGATGTAGGGGAAGTCCAGAGAGCATCCTATAACTTCGCCAATGGGATGTTTCCGATCCTACGTAAAATTGAAGTTTGGGTTCCCCTAACTCTCGATAAGGCTATCGAGCTATTCAAGGCACGAAAGCCTGTGACCTATCGCCGTAAGTCACAGTTAGCCAGTAGCGAGATCCAGACGAAAACCATAAGCGGTATCTACCGCTCGGCGTCTGACATGGACTGCGTTTGTTTCCCAACCGCAGTAGATACGATAGGGCTGAAGCACACTATGACATTCATTGAGATACTTCAGGAACCTGAATAATGGGCGTACTATCTATTTTGTGCGACATCCTTGCCGGTGTTATTCTCGGAGGAGTCGCAGTATTCCTCGCCTACATCGGCGTTTATGCTATCCTGGAAGTACTCTTTGGTGCACCTGATGAATTCTAAGTACTTGTTACTTGACGTAGCCAACCTCGCTCACCGTGCTATGCACACGGTGAGCGAGATGCGGCACCCGGATAACCCTGACATGGCTACAGGTGTTCTGTACCAAATCGGGGCTACTGCGGAGAAGCTGCAAGGCATCTATGGGACGTGGAACGTCGCTTTCTATTTCGATAGCAGGCACCGCAAGCGTCAGGAACTCTACGCAGGCTACAAAGCCGATCGGGACGCTAAACGGGCGTCGGATTCCGACGAGATGAAGCTACGGCGTAAGCAGATGTACGAGCAAGTAAATGCTCTACCGAAGCTGCTACATCAGATGGGATGCCAGAACATCTACGGACAGACAGGCTACGAAGCTGACGATCTTATCGCTTCAACGGTTATCAACAATCCTCTAGAGGATTTTGTGGTCGTCAGCCGCGACGAAGATCTACTTCAGCTACTGTCGCCATCGGTTCAGATCCACGATCTAGTCACCAAACAACCATATACGGTTGATGACTTCTGGAAGGAATACGAAATCTCGCCCACACAGTGGGCCTCTGTGAAGGCATGGGCTGGCTGCTCTACTGACAATGTTCCTGGATTACCTGGAGTAGGTACAGTGACAGCCGTTAAGTATCTGCGAGGTAAACTAGCAGATACCAGTGCTAAATATAAGCTATTCGTCGAGAACCTCGAAGTGTATACTCGGAACATTGAATTGGTCCGATTGCCCCTCAAGGGGGCCAATGAAATCAAACTAACGCCGCAAGCTACTCCTATAAAATGGAGCATTCTTGCGGAACATATTGGGGCGGTAACTTTTGGATGGGATATGCCTAATGAGTAAAGAACAGATTAAGCTAGAAGCAGGTCAGTGGTACAAGAGACGCGACGAGGAGATTGTCTATTGTTTAGGCGAATCGCAATCTCCGTACACTGAACAAGATAAATGGATTTTCGAACTGCGAGATGGTTCGAGACGAAACTACTTCCCTAGCGGCAAGTGGCGAGAGCACGAGATACACACACGAGATATCACCGAACACCTTCCCAATTGCACCGGCTTCGATTGGGTGCCACCGAAACGACCTGAAGCACCTGAAGGCTGGAGATGGCTGGAAGACTTCGAAGTCATACAGAAAGGCGATAACTTCTGGAACAAACGCCGTAAAGACGGCGAGCAGTTCCCAGATCTTGTCGCTACTTGTATCGGCAGTACTTGGAGCGAGGCTAAGTCTAGCTATCATTTCTGCTGGGGAGTGCTCCGTAAGACGGAGCCTAAGTTGCAACTACGTGAAGGTGCTTGGTACCAAAGAATTGACGGTACGATTGTCGGCCCTGTTGAGAAATACGAATTCCACGGGAACATACTACAGTTCAAACCTAAGTGGAAGATATCTCCGGTATGGTATGACGACGAAGGGAGAAACACTGGCTGTAAAAGCAATTGGCTAGTTCGTGAATTCGAGCCTCCACAGCCAAAGTACCGACCATTCGCAAGCCTAGAAGAATTCCTCCCAAACCGCGATAGATTTGTTTGCACGAATGTTCCCGGCGATAAGTATCCAGAACTCTACCGAGTGAATGTATTTAACGAGAATACATTTTGGTTGCATGGCGGTACAGGTATAAACTATGCCAGAGGGCTACAAGAATACCGATTCGCCGATGTCGATTCTCACGGCAAACTCGTATTCAGCCCATTCGGTGTGCTAGAGTCTTAATTATTAACCTCAAGGAAATTAACTATGAGCAAGAGATCAGAAGAACTACGACTACTACAAATCATTCGCAAGCAAAACATCATCAAGCTGAAGGCTCGGGCGAAACGTAACTTGCGTGCCTTGGAGCGAGCCAAGCTCGCTTCTCTAGGTCCAGCACCTAAGCTGCTGAAAGGCAGGCGAGTGAAAGACCGCCATGTGTTGCAAATGGTCCTAGGGTCGCTCAGCGACCGATGGGTCAAGATCTACAACGAAGCTGGTATCACTGCTGCCGACGTTACCGCGATGGTTAACAGTCGCCCTGCGGTCAAAGCAAAGCTGCAAGCTTTAGGAGTGGTGGAGAGCGAGGGGCAGAATGGCTAAAGGACAGCAGTTCGAAAGGGATTTGTCTAGACGATTATCCCTTTGGTGGAGCGAGGGGCAGGCTGACGATTGGTTCTGGAGATCCAGTCAAAGTGGTGGCAGAGCCACCCAGCGAGCCAAGGCAGGCAAAAGCACAATGAACTCCGCAGGAGATCTTTGTGCTCAAGGCAAGGAAGGACAGAAGCTACTGGACCTGATAACCTTCGAACTCAAGCGAGGGTATAACAGCATCAGCGTTGCAGACTTTTTTGACAAGAAAAAAGGTGGCTTCCACGACTTTATCGCCCAAGCCGAGAAGGCAGCAAGTCTCGCAGGTACTCCAGGGTATGCGGTAATCCACAAACGAGATCGGCGAGAGCCGATTATTTGGGGATCGTCTATCTACGGTAGCTACCCAATAATTTCATCCCTCGATGAATTCCTATGCTGCCGGAACCGGGAGTGGTTAATGCAGCAATGGCAGGAGCATTTTTCTGATGAAAAACGATAAGAAAACACTAGAGAACTACGTCAATTTCATTCAGGCTATGCCTGAACACGCTAGGCAAGTAGCGAACTTCGATGCTAAGCAGCACAAGACCCCGATGATGCTGAAGGAATGGAAGTCCCTACTGGCTCTAGAGGAAACCGAGCGGATAGTCTATCTAGCTGTCTATGGCCGCAAAGATAAAGTTTGCGGCTATGTGATTACCCACGCAACATCAGAAAGTAGCGTGGCAATCGAGCGATTGTTAGTAGATCCAGAACTACGTCGCATAAAAATAGGCACTAGATTGCTTTTGCGATGTAAGGGGGATTTACCTAGCAACTACAAGCGGATACACTATGTCGTTCCCGAAGTAGATCTAGATACCCAGCTTTTCTTGCGAGCAGTCGGATTCAAAGCACAGTTACCTATCAAGGTAGGTGCTTTCCCTGGCTATACTCCAAGCGAAGACGGTATCAAATTTACCTACCGCATTGCCCGAGATAGTAAGGCAGATTCCGATGAAATTTGACCGCCAAAGTCTATTACGCATCCTAGAGTCCTGCTCAGCAGGACTAAACACCAAAGACTCTGCGGAGCAGAGTTCTTGTTTTATTATCCAGGACGGCATGGTAACCACGTACAACGGAGAAATCCTTTGCCAAGCTGCTATCCAAAACGATGAAGGCGTAGCCTTCCAGTGTTATGGAGCAGTGCCTGCTAAGCCGCTAGTCGAGACCTTACGGAAGTCACCGGACGAGGAACTCGACATTAGAGCCGAGGAATCGTGCATCACGATCAAAGGCGTGGGGCGTAAGCAGCGTATCACCATGTCACCAGACGTGATCCTGGACATTAGTGAAGTAGAACGTCCTGAGGGGTTCGTAGACCTGCCCCCAGTGTTCAGTGAGGCTCTGCTGCTTGCAGCAGCTACGACAACCAAGGATGATCCTAACTTCGCTTTGAATTGCGTAGCAATTACTCCGAAAGGGTTACAGTCTACCAACAAACACGCTGCTTTGCGGTACTTGGTTGCGACCGGTCGCTCGGCTGGTACTGTCCTAGTGCGAGGCTCTAGCCTCTCCAACATTACAGGGCTGGGGCTAGCTAAGGCGAGCTACGGACAGGAGTTCGTTTGGTTCCAGACATACTCAGGCACTAAAGTCGCCTTGCGACTCCTAGATTCTGAGTATCCTGACTTGACACCGATCTTCGCTGAGCCTATGGTTACGGAGTTCGAATTACCTCGCACAGTGGCTGACATTGTACAGCGAGCTATTCCATTCGTAGCTGAGAACGCTACGGGCAAGGTAGTCAACGTCCGCCTTGCGGACAATCTACTTGTTGTAGAGGCTAAGAATGCTATGGGGGAATTCACAGAAGAAAAGCCTATGCTCTATGAAGGGCAGAGGGTATCCTTTGTCGTGAACCCTACCTCGCTAGCGGAGCTTCTCCGCTCTGGAGGTCCGGTACAGGTAACGCCTTCGTCCCTTCGGACGCAAGGTGATGGGTATTGTCTAGTCGTTAGTGCAGAGGTGGGACTATAACGTGTTCCAATTCTTTTCAACCGCCACAGAATCCAAGCCTTTGTCACTCCTACCGGAGTGTCAGGCTTGTGGATTACTGCGTAAATGCACCCACGGTAAACAAGCACCGCATCGCGGTGGTAAAGTCGTCATCGTGGTCAATGGCCCCACGGAAGACCACGCCAAGGGCATTGCTATCCAGAAAAAACTAGACGCCGCCTTGCGGCGATTTGGTATCTCGGCTAGCGAATGTACGCTGATCCCTGCTACTGCTTGCCCTATAACCGGGAGCGAGCCCAAGAATACACCCTGGCAACACTGTCAGCCTTTGATGATTCAGGAGATCAAACGCCTGAATCCAGAGAAGATTCTAGTCTACGGGAAGCGAGCACTCGCTTCTGTGGTACAGTGGCTGTGGGGTGAACCTGCCGGGATACCGGATAACTGGTATGGGCGTAGGATTCCCTCACGGGAACTGAATGCCTGGATATTCCCTATCGGGGCGAAAGGCATCCAAGTCAATCCCAAAGTAGCCCAAATCTATCTGTACCGATCCTTAGATCAAGCATTGCGGCAAGAGGGGCGTCCTTACGCCCAAGTGCCGAACTATAACGATATAGTCCGAACATCTACGGACGTAGCTGAGATCCGCCGGTTGTTGCAGCTTGCATCCTCGAAGCCTATCACTTCCTTTGACTATGAAACCAATTGCCTAAAGCCTGAGAAACGCAAAGCCAAAGTCTACAGTGCTTCAGTCGCTTGGCTGGAAGGTACTAAGACGGAATGCGTAGCTTTCCCTATGACTGAGGAAGTAGAGGAAGCATGGGCATCTTACTTGGTTAGCGATTCATACAAGATTGCTGCCAATATCAAATTCGAGGATCGCTGGTCCCGTGTTATGTACAAAGTACCTGTCCGTCGATGGACCTGGGATACTGTCATATCCGGACACATGATGGATCCACAAAAGGGTGTGGCTGGTTTGAAGTTCCAGGCTTTCCGAGATCTGGGGCAGAGATACTTTGCCCATGAGATCGATCGGTACTTCGAGACCGAGGACGAACAAGGCTATAATCGAATCCATCTCGCCGATAGGCGAGCTTTGCTGACGTATAACGCGATCGATGCTCTAGCGGAGCTAGATCTTGCTATACTACAAATGTATACGTCCGGGATCCGATCGGATCTATGGACGGATAATTTACCAGACAAGAAATACTATCAATTCGGAGAATGGGCATGAGCTTACGAGAGCAGTTTGAAGCGTGGTGCGAAAAAGAACACCCATACATATACGACGAATGTGACTACGATTCAAAGCAGTACAAAGAAGCGTTATGGCAAGCATACCAAACTGGACACAAACTAGCAGTTATGGCAAAAGACGCTCACGAAAATGCTATTGCAGCACAGTTTTTCGATAATGCACTGTCGCCGACACGCAAGACTCCGCGAACTCCTATAAACGAGATTGATTACTAATGAAATCTATTGAACTCCCGGAAGGCTGGCTTAAACGCCAGATGGAAGAATCCCATAGGTTCTGGGATTCATTGGGGCCAACGGCCCAAGCATTCTTAGAACCCTTGAAACACCTTAACGCTGGACTACAAATGAAAGAACCAGAAACAAAGCAACCTGATGAACTTTGGGAGATCCGTAGCCTTCGGCCTTTCGGAGATCAACCCAAAGCGATGCAGCATGTGCACTACTCGACATCTAAAAAGAATGCAGACGAGTATGCAAAGTGGGTGAACGATAAGAACTTTAACCGAGGGACAGTCCAATCTGTTACCCAGTATCTCAGAGCGGGTTCCCAGCTCACTCCATCTATGGGCCGCGAAGCGGCCTTACAGCATTTGAATGTGTATCTACAGCACATAGGCGTTCGCGTACATGATATACAACACCCCGAGGAATTGCAGTACGTCCGGTGGTTGCAGACATTCGGCAACACCGCAGGCCCCTTTGGAGGCGTAGGTGGGCAGATGATGACCCAGTTCCTTATGGAAGCTTGGGTGTGGGATATCTTTGCTGTTATATTCTGTAACGGCAAGAAAGTTAAAATGACCGATAGCTTCAACATGGGAGTTAGCTACTAAATGAAATCCGAACTTATTTATATTTACGCTGACCGTGTAGTAACGGTATCCGAATCTAGCTTAGGGCATTACGAGGATGCCTTAGCGAGATGGCGGTTCTCTCGCAGTATTTGGGGTAAGCTATGGTGCCTGCTCTTTGGGTCGGCTTGTAGGCATGCGGAATTCCATCACGGAATGAACCACGCTTGCATTGACCTGGAACAGGTCATAGGAATCCAGCTAAAACAGACGGTGTAGTATGATCCAAGAAATTCGACTCGAACATTTCCAGAGGCACTTGGACCGCAGGTTCATTTTGTGTCCAGGGTTGAACGTATTTGTCGGTCCTACCGACAGCGGGAAGTCCTCGGTCATCCGAGCCATTAAATGGCTGGCATTACACGAATCTCAGGATGGGATCGTTAGCCACGGCGAGACTTCGGTTAAGGTCGGCATCAAAACCGACCAAGCCCCGATAATCCGCTTCCGTGATCGGAAGAAATACGGCTATCGTCTCGGTTCCACCGAGTATCTAGCCTGTGGTAAAGAGCAGCCGATCGATATCAAACAGGCACACAATCTAACAGAAATCAACTTCCAATCGCAGCATGATTCCCACTATCTGCTAACTCTAACGCCTGGGCAGGCATCCAAGGAAATCAATAAGATAGTTTCCCTGGATGCGATCGATACTGCGATTACTTGGCTCAAGACCAAGGATATGCGAATCAATATGGAGATCGAACTATCCCAAGGCCGCATAGAGCAGTATACTGCTCAGTTGCGGGGCTTCGATGACCTGGAAAATCGCCTTGCGATTCTACGGGCAGTGGAAGCAATTACGATCAACAACGAATTGCTGTACTCCAAGTCTACTGAAATCTCAGATATTGTAATCGAGGTTGAAGAACTCAACCGTGATGTATTCCACCTGGACTGCGATACCAAGCTAGTCGAAGCCTACCTAGAAGCCGTGAAACGGCTAGAGGCTACCAAAGCCTCAAAACAGGCCCTAGCAAGCATCCTGGGAGATCACAAGGCTTCTGAGTCGCTCCCGCGACTGGATGCGTTGGTAGCAGCGGTAGAGGCTCAGGTTGGGCTCAAGCAGCGGCACGCTGCCTTACGGGACATGCTCTGGGAATACGCAGCATTAGCTGCCCTAATAGAGACAATTTATTCCGAAATTAAACAGAGCCTCGCCTCCAGTGTGTGTATAGTGACTGCAACAGGAAGCCGTGTGACGGCCCTCAAGGAATCGGTAACCGATTTGAAGGAACTGCGGAAGCAGTTCACTACCATCGGCGAGGAGATCGGGGGCGTAGAAACGGCCATACAAAAGCTAGGAAACGTATGCCCGCACTGCGGGAAACTGCTACCTAGTTAAACATGGGATCGGTCGATTTAATCAAGCCAAGTCAGCCGCAGTAATGCGGACGTTGCGGGTTGGACTCCCGCCCGGTCCCCTTTCTTTTGGAGGTAATTATGGGTGCATCGACGCCAAAAACATTTGATTCGCAGATTAAAGTCATTGGGAAGTTCCCATGCGAATGGGACAAGGACATCCTGAATAAGGAGCCTATGTTCTATAAGTCGCACATCAACTTTGTGCGGCAGCACGCTGGGCCTGTTACACAGGCATTTCTTGACAATCTCCCGGATGGCTGGGACGATTCTATCGTCGATAGCCGAGTCCACATGCTTATGAATGGCTGGTATCCAGCTATCCCTGGCTACCACCATGATGACGTTCCACGTCCACCGGTAGCTGAAGGTGAGCATTTTCTAACTGCGGGACAGCCGGATTACGATACACCCAAATACCACAGTGAGCATTTGCTAGGCTTGGTTAATGCGGAAGTATGCCCTACTGAATTTGCTGTAGGTAAGTGCACAATGCCTGCCATTCCTGAAGGCGAATTGATCTACCGGGAATGGCATAACGAAGTAATGCGACTACTTGCCGAAGGTAAGCTAGAAAAAGTCCACGCTAAAAGCGGGGAGATGATTTACTTCGACTGGCAAACCTTTCACCAAGGAACCGCCGCAGTCGGTTCTGGGTGGCGTTGGTTCATTCGCTTGACACGGAACTCTGATACGGTCAAGTCACCGAAGAACGAAATCCGACAGCAAGTACAAGTCTACCTCGAATTCCCGATGGAAGGTTGGTAATGAAAAAGCCTATACTAGTAACTACAAGCGACTGGCACCTGCGAACTACAGTACCCGCTTCGCGGGCTGAGAATTCCTGGTTCGGTGTAATGGAGAAGCGGATCTCGCAGCTAAAAGCTGCCTATCCGGATGTAGCTATTGCTATCGCCGGGGACGTATTTGATCGTCCGGATCCACCATCATCCCTTGTGTCCTGGGCTATATCAGCACTCAAAGGTATGGAGATCTACACAGTTCCGGGGCAGCACGACCTACAGCAGCACCGATACAATGCCCGCCACGAAGGGGCCTATGGTGCCTTAATCAAGGCTGGAGCTATTCAAGATATTCCAGCCGGGCAGTGGATGCCCGTAGGCAACATGAGGAACGCAGTAGCGTTATATGGACAGCCTTGGGGCCACTACGATCTACCTAAGCAGGACTTCGAGGGTATGTTCCGGCTCTGCCTACTCCACAAGTATGTGTGGACTCACCAAGCGAACTGCTACGTCGGGGCCGACGAGGAATCCAACCTATCCCGCATGACGGACCACATGAGAGCCTTTGATGGCGTAGCCATCGGGGATAATCACATAGCTTGGTCGCTGCGGAACATAGTCAACCACGGATCGCTGTTAGCGATGACAAGTGCCCAGGTCGGGCATGTTGCTAAGCTGGGTATCGTCTACTCTGACAATACTTACGAAGCGGTAAGCTTCCCAGAGATCGATCCTCAGTGGCAAGGCGAAGCCGTGCAAGAAAAAACTGACTCGATCATACAATCGCTTTCAGCGATGCAGATAGTCGGTGCCGACTTCGTAGAAACCCTAACGATGCAAGCCGAGCAGGCGAAAGACCAAGTACAGGTACTATACTATGAACTCCTCGCACACCTCAACGAACGAAATTAAGTGCCGCGAATGCGGAGAGGTATTGTTACGTCATACGGAATTTAACGAGAACGTGCCAATACCTGGAGATCCTCCGCAACCCTGGAGGATATGGGAAAAGCTAAAAGTGGCTGACTGCCCTTTCAAATTCAACGGTAAGTGTACTCTAATTAAGGATACGTGTTGTGGCCAAGGAACCAACGCTAGAATCGTTACAGAAACAACTCCAAGACCTACAAGCCAAGCGGAACCAGATTATCGGGAAGCGAGATTCGCTTCTAGAGCGACTAAGGAAGGAATTCGGCGTTTCAACGATAGCGGAAGCCGAGAACAAGATCCTGGAGCTTGAGGCTCAGCAGGCTGAGCAGGAAGCCGAAGTCACCAAACTGAAGGCAGAGTATGAGTCAATCTGATTGGTACAAAGCAGAACTGCTGACTCAACTGTCGCGTAGACGCGACAAAGAGATCGTAGACGGAATGCTTGCAGCAGAAGTAACCAAGTACGAGAACTTACAGTTCACCAAAGCCGACTTGGCCACCGTCGCAGAAGCGACTAAGGCCCTGGCTATGCACTGTCAAATGCAGGCCAAGGCTACTTTGGAGCAGTTCGTTACCCGATGCCTTGCCGACATATTCCCTGAAAACAGATACCGATTCCGCTTGGTCTATGAGCGAAAGCGAGACCAGAGCGAAGTTAGATTTGTACTTGTGGACGGTGAGGGTAACGAGTATGATCCATTACGAGCTAATGGAGGTGGAGTGGTAGACATCATAGCATTTGCTTTGCGGCTAGCTACGATTGTTCTATCCAAGCCTAAACCAGCACAAGTGCTAATACTCGACGAACCGTTCCGGTTCCTGAGTGCTGAGCACCGGGAACGTGTAGCGTCCCTACTAGACTCGCTGGCAAGCGAGCTAGGGTTTCAGTTTATTATGGTAACACATATTCCCGAGCTAGCTCGGGGGAACGTAGTAGAGTTATAGTGGGCAGAAACCAAGACTATTTGCCGGAAGCGGAACGCTTCGCAGCACAATCAAAGGAAGACGCTGTTCTTATATTCGGGAGCACTAATCCTTTGGTCTACCAAGAGCCTACAGGTAGCTTACCTGGAAGCCTGGAACGTATTGAGATCTACCGGGAACGAGCTGCTAGGCGACAGCCTATCTTCAATCCTAACGATCGCAATGATATGCACGGGGGAGATTTAATGTCCAAGGCGGGCAGACCCCGTGTAGATCCCATCAAAGAAATCCTAAGGAATCTACAGAGAAGATGAAAGTAAAGCTGTTAGAGCCTATTGAGGGCTACGAGGAGATCGCTGAATTACGCCTACCTAAAAAAGGCGAGAGCTATCTAAGTAGACTTACCCAAACAATTCGTGTAGCTAAGCAAGACCATAGTAGCTTCGAGAAAGACGTGCTGGTCCTGACAGTCATACCGAAATGGCGACCGGCTACGGTCGAAGATGGTATTCGGGCTATTCGCGGAGAGAAGATCGTAGCTCGGTTCCGTAATTGGACTACGGAGGCTTGGCTATATGGCGAGCTAGCTACAGTTTGGCCTGAAGCTAAAGGAACTCGCTGGGGTATGCGGGATAGTTGTTCTTATTTATTTTGTGAGGTGCTTGATGACTAAACCATTATTTATTTGTCTCTGTGCTGTTTGGAATCACCGGCAAGAGTGGACGGAGAACTTGATCCAGTCGTTTATCGATCAGGACTACGACGGCGAAGCCGAGCTTTACTTGCTCGACGATCGACCCGGAGCTGTCCCCGGATCGCAGTACATCAAAGGGCCAGGAACTGGCCGTGATGTTCACCTCTACAACTACAAGGAACGGTTCCCGTTCTTGATGGCCAAGTATGACCAGGGTATTGTTGAAGCTAACCTCGAAGGGCTACTTGACCCTATCTACGTGTGCGTCATGGACGATGACGATCTCTACTTACCGCACTTCCTCAGCGACCACGCAGCCGTGCTACAGAACCATTCTTGGAGCTATCCAAGCAAGGTGTATAGCAGCTATGGTGGACGTTTCCAGGTAGAAGACTCGGGCGGGCGTTTCTGGGCTTCTAGTGCGTACCGTCTCTCGTCTCTACAAGCGATCGGTGGTTACGGCGATTGTGTGCTACCTGTCTTTGACCAGCAGTTCCTAGCTCGCATGAGGGCCAAGTACGGCGAAACCGTTCCAGGCCCTGAGCGTCCAGGCTACGTGTACAACTGGGACATAACTCTCGACAACCACACAAGCGGTTACATGGGATCCGCTGACGATTCCTGGTACCAAAACACCCCACCTACGGCCCAGCAAGGGCCATTGGTGCCTAAGTATTGCGATAAAGCACAGCATGTGCTTGAGATGTATCGTGTCTTCACTGGAGGTAAATAGTTATGACAATAGAAGTTACTTTGGTTAAGCCTATCGAAGGCTACGATGGGGTCGCTGAGTATAGATATCCCAGACAAGGGGATGTCTATATAAACAGGTACGGGGACGTAGTAGAAGCCTGTTCCGACCACACAGGGTGTTTTGCTCTTGTTTTGCGTAAGCAAAAGCAGTATAGAAATGCCGAGCCTTCGGATATCACTTTTCCATTCAAAACAGCTCGCTTTCGTGACCATAAAAGCCAAGAATGGACGTGTGGTGAGTTGATTGGTTATAGCTACCGAGGTACGAAACGGGTGTGGTACGGAAGCCATAATGTTGGTTTTGCTTACTGGGAGTGTCAATTAGAATGCGTCTAGTCATAGCAGGCAGCAGATCGACCCCACACCGCGAAGCGGTGGTTCAGGTCCAAGCTGCATATAGATCCTACCTGAAGTTATTTCCGGCACCTACAACCATCATCCACGGAGATGCCAAGGGTATCGATGCGGCGGCTAAGTGTATATTCACTAGCCGCATGGAGGTAGTTCCGTTTACAGCGAACTGGGATCTGTACGGCAAAGCAGCAGGGCCGATCCGTAACAAAGAGATGGCAAGGGCAGCGGATACGCTGCTAGCCGTTTGGGATGGGGATTCGCGGGGAACCAAGTCCATGATTAACTGTATGCGAGAACAACGCAAACCAGTGATCGTGACTCACCCTAATTCATCTGGGATGATCTGGCTTTCCTACGGTATCTCCCCCGCAGAGATTTGTCGGTACAACGGATGGAAGCCTGGAACTGTTCTTGACTATCAAGGGGATCTCTACAAGATCACACGGATAGACGAGAACGATGTCTGGGGACATCGAGCTAATCTTGGCGTCGATAGCTTCGACGGTAAAGAAACATGGCTCAGTGTCCACTGGGAAATGGCTGACGTTACCAGTCTTTTATCGGAAGGCTAGCCAATAAAAATACCCCGCTCTCGCGGGGTATTTTTACGTCCTTGGAGTGCTAGAAGCACTCACCTTTCTTGATCTTTTTCCTAGCACGTCGGATAGCCAGTTGTATTGCTATCCTGACTGCTGGGCGAACAAAGAGCGATTCCAAGCTCCGGGCCTTAGCCTGCTCGTACATATAGTCTAGAATGCTCTCTATCTCAAGTTCGCAAGCATCCGGCCCGATAGCATCCAAGCGTGCCGCTTGTGCATTACAGCCGCAGTTAGCTGAAGCTTCGATACCCATCGTCTTTAGGAGGGCCTTGATATTGGAACCTACACCGCAGGTGTTGCCTTCATCGTCCATCGGCGGCCAAGGCTTAATTGGCTCCTCAGGTCGCTCTGCGGCCACCTTGGATAGTACAGTCATGCCGTAGCAGTTCTCAGAGTGATGCACTACGAACCATTCCGGGTTCTGCTTGACGAAGTTTCGCAAGGCGAAAAACGTCCCTGGCTTGCTTTCGTCTTCGCTGGTATTACCGGAGTTGGATGCTGAAACACCTCGTAGGACGATGTACTTGTTAATCTGTCCCTTGTACTTCTCTAAGGTATTAGCGACCCACGCCATTGTATGGCGACCGTCGAAGTACAGGGTATCGAATTCGCCTTCTACCTCAGGAAGTTCTCCGTCCAGGGGCTTGTTGTACACATCAACAGTGTCCAAGCGGCCCTTCTCGGGATCCACGGATTGGACTACCATAGCTATCAGGCTATCTTGTTCCGCTTGGTAGCTTATCAATCGGCTTCTGCAATCGCATGGCTTTGTAGCACAAGCACCGGAGCAAGCTCGGCCATTGAGCCCTGCTGCCCAGAACAGCGTTGATTCTCGACGTTTGCTGATCTCTAGGACTGAATTGCTCTTACGTCCATACTTGAGGAATGTGCCTATGTGTTCGTGTAGATCCCTCGGCCAAGCCGAGACTTCTACTGCCATCATCTCAAGGTCACCCATGTTGGCTGGGAGATCCATGCCCATGTTGCTCTTTAGTATCGGTTTCATATTCTCTGGGTGGGTGTTAGCGGCCCATTGCTGGAATGGGTCGAAGTTGATTGGATCTGCAATGCACTTATCCCAAACTTCTGGTTTCAGACCGACTTCATCTATGAAGTGCTTGCGGATCGGTTCTAGGTCTAGACCTAGCTCCATGAATTCAAGTACGTAATTACGCATCTTGCCTTCACGGGAGATAGGGTATCGGGGGCCTTCGGGACGCCCGAAGCGGTGCCGCCATCCCATGAAGGGGAGGCAGTAGGTCTTACGACCTGCTCGCCTGTACTTCTCATGGATGTAGCATTCTTCGCCGCCGAAGTGTTTATGGTGAGGATTGAATCCTAACCAGTGTTCCTTAGCCCCAAGGAATAAGCCTAAGCCTTGGGCAGGAATCTCGAAGATCGGTTCGTCTGGATCTGAGCCAGCAGGTACGAAGCCGTTCTGTAGCAAGATCCTTTCGTGTCCAGGCCAACCGTGTTTGAATTGGTAGACTACCTCGGTGCCCATGTGCCTACGCATTTCGAGTTGGGTCTTATCTTCGGACTCTCTTGCCACGAAGTATTCGCCATCTTTACGCCATGCTGTAGACCAAGTGCCCCACATCTCAGAACGCCACTCGCACTCAAAGTGCGTTTGTCGCCATGAGAGGCTGTCCATAAGCAACGGACCTGTGAACAGATTCTTTTTCATTTCTGGAGTCGCAGACTCCCAGAATGCCTTGAGGCGGGCAACCGCCCCTTGCTGTAAGAATACGTGGCAATCCATAACTATTACTAGCTCGCCCTTGGCAAGTTCGAATAGTTTATGCCGGGTAGCAGAAGTTCCGCTATTGCCTTCCATTTCATGGTAATGGATAGGGCAGATGTTTTCGTCCGCATTGCGAACCAACCCACGCACGTCGTTCGCGTGCGTACCTTTAGGGTCGTTGTCCAGGACAATAATTTCACAATCGGTCATATCTTGGTACATAAGCAAGCCCATGATCGTCGAATCGACGCCATAGAAATCTTGATACGTAGCCATACAAAAGCTGTACTTAACCATAAATTTTCCTTATTATAAGAAAGGGACGGATATCAGTATACCTGATATCCGTCTTTTTGCAAGAGGTTATTATGGGCCGCCAGGACCACATGGATCCATAGGATTGCAGAATGTGCCTGCCCCGCTCCAAGTACCTCCAGCAGCAGAGCAAGCGGCTGCTGTTACGTCAGAACAGCTAGTACCGACACAGCACTTACCTAGGGGAGCACCAGTAGTCGTCGTAGGTGGTACAGTGGTTGCACATCCACAAATCGTGCAATTCCATGTGGCAGGAGGAGCACAGGAAGGGCTTGCCCCTAATGCCGAAGGGCACGAACAATCTAGATACGGGCATGGACACGGTGCGAGCGTAGTCGTTGTCGTACTAGTGGATGTTGATGTACCTGGAGGACATGGATTACTTAGGCAGCTTGTATTGACATAGAATATACCACCTAGACCGGCACAACCGGCGTCGGTGGATCCTTCCATGCAACTATAAGTACCTGAGCCAGCATACAGGAAGCAGCAGGCACCGCGAAGCGGTCCTACGGTTGTCGTGGTTGCTCCTTGACATGCCTTTTCGCCTGTTCGTGCGTCAATGGTTTGGCAGGAAGCGTTGGCTGTCCAGGTACCGGAGTATGCTGCTATACAGTGATCGCGAGTAACGACCGCACACCCTAGATAACCATTTCTACCTAAATTATACAAACAGCATCCAGGGGCACCAGTAGTCGTGGTTGTGGATTGTATGCAGTATAAATTACCGTCGCCCAAACGAGTACAAACCCTATCAACACTATGTTGTCCGCCTGAAGCCAAGCAAGCCGATCTGGAGGATTGGTAGCATCCACCACCTGTTGCAGCAAAGGAGCAGCAACCCATCGGATTACCAGTAGTTGTGGTACCAGTAGTCGTTGGTGGGGGTGAAGTAGGTGGCAGTACGTGACCGCAAGGTAGATTGAATGAACTGCATGTATTGCCAGGGGGCGGTAAACCGCCTGGATCTGGACAAGGGCAATTATTACGGCAGGTATTGGATACCAATGTCCACCCGTTACTGGAGTTCGATGCGTATCTACAGTTACCTGTATTACATGGGTTAGCAGTTGTAGTAGGTCTACAACACGAACACGGTAGCGGTGGTAATGTGGTTGGAGGTGGTTGTGGTGGATCTCTCTCTGTGCATCCGGTAAATTTTATAGCTCCACAAGCTCCAGGGGCTCCCGGTGCATCGCAGCTACATATACTTCCACCCGCACAGGAGTTGGATAGTAATACCCATACCGGGGGAGGATCATTACAGCCTGGGGCTGCTTGTGCTTCCCAAACACAACCCCCGCCACAAGGTGGGAGAGGAGGTGGGCTGGTTGTATCAGGTGGTGGAAGTGTAGCCACACAAATAGGTGCCGAACACTTATCACCGAGTTGGACTAGAATCAATCCAGGCCCGCACGTACCGCCGCAAGGCTGTGATGTTGTGTTGGTAGGTGGGAGTGTAGTTCCAGGGCCGGGGCCACCGGCACAGTTACATAGATTGCCATAGGAATCATAGCACTGATAAGGCTGACTGGTAGTTCCTGGCGGTATGGTAGTAGGTGGCGGTCCAAGAGTAGTTGTACTATCTGGGAAGCACGGTACTGGAGGCTTAACTGTAGTTGCAGGATTGGGTGTTCCGTTGACTACTTCGCCGCCTCGTTCGCATGGACCTCTAAAGCATTCGTAAGGTCTAGGACAGAATGCAGGACGAATACAGCCGCAATTAGGGGCAGCAGTAGTTGTTGTACCTGTAGTCGTAGTACCGGTAGTTGTAGTTCCTGTGGTCGTGGTACCTGTGGTTGTCGGTGGAGCTGAGGTAGGCGGACCTTGGTATTCCCAAACTCTACGGGTCGGTGCCCGACCGCAAGTGTCGCAGGAATAACCTGAGATGCACTTACTCTGGAAGACATACGTGCCGTTGTCTGGATTGAAGAATACTCCGTTCCGAGCATTCAGGGCTTCGTCCTCATAGATCCACACTGGGGGTGGTAGATCTGGTCGCATATTCTCAGCACATTTACGGCAGTAGAACCAGTTAGCTAGGAACTTAGGTCTACTGCCGAGTCTGTCGTAGAATGTTGCTCCGGTAGTGTATCCCCATTTGTCTACTTGCGTTTGCCAAGGCCAAGCCACAAAAACAGCGTTATCTGCTGCGGCTGGGGCGGGTGCAAACCCGCAAGGCCCTTGTACACAAGGCGTCTCGTAGACTGTACCTAGATTCCGCCAATCGTGTCTGCGATATACTTCCCCGCCAAGCGGATATAAGGGCTCAGTACCTGGAGCACAAGTACCGCAAGTCTGCCAATCGGTTGCACCGTTGTTTGCAGTTGCGGCTCGGTATATTTGTGGTGGCACAGTACCGAATATGAAGGCTGCCTGTACGCATGGGGCCGCATCCGGGCTAGGAGTTGTGGTCGATGTCGTGGTCGGACCTAGACCAATACATCTAGATACCAGCTCGCCATCTACCAGGAAGCACGGGTCGTCTAAACCGTAGCAAGTACATCCCTCGGGGCATACGGAGCCGGATTTTAGCTGGTAGCGTAGTCGTGAATACGGTACTTCGATCCCGCCGACTGGGGCTGGGGTTGTTGATGTGTCTACGCACACCAAGGTACATTTTGTTGCGGTACATGGTGCTAGCGTAGCCGGTGGCGGTTCGGGGTAGCGTGTGCCCCCTGGGAGCCCAGGGGAGCTTGTCGTAGTGGTCGTAGTGCTAGATGTCGTCGTAGTCGTAGATGTGGTGGTCGCGTTGGCACATCCTCCGGTGGGCCATTGCCACACAGCGTCACCATTAGCTTGCCAGAAACACTCGCCTTGGCAAGTAGGATCGGGACGTAGTGGGGGTACCGTAGTACCTTCTGGGGGTTGCGTGCTGGTTGCTGAGGATATAACTTCGGGACGTTCGTTCGTCCAAGTTCCGTCCTTGTGCTTGTATACCTGGATTAAGCCGTTCTCTCGACGTTCGTAGTAGTTCCAGACGGTTACCCGGATCGGATTGCCTACAGGATCGAGCAAGGCTTCCATTTCGTCTGCGCCCCAGGCGTGACGGAATAAGCAGCATTGGATGCCGACAGTGTGGAGCTTACCATTAACCCGTTCCGCAGCAGGTATGCCTGTCTCGCAGGGAGGTAACGCCCAGTAGCTGTCACCTTCCTCTATAACGATCTTCTGGCTCTCAGGAATAAGAGGTCGAGGTGGACCCGACCTGTCTTTGGTTATAAGCCTAGCTAATTCTCTGCGGTCAGATTCGTTAAGCAGGTATTTCTTCATCGTTGGTTACCGGGAAAGCTGTTATGCTTAGCAACGCAGTAGCGTTGCTGGCTTGTACAAACACTGGGAAGGGGTATTCTACCACACTTGATCGGCGGGGCCGTAAAATACCTACTACGTCACCTTCAGCATTAGTTATAGTGATTGTATTCGATTCTATCGCTTTCCGCAAGTCCTCTGGCGTATCTTTAGTAGTCTTAGGCTTGTCGTTCGACAAGATTAGCATAACTCGGCCCCATTCCAGGTGCCCAATCGGGAGCGGTTTCCGCTCGCTAGGGTTGACCTTGATAGATACTTGATAGGGTGATTCCGCTGCCGGATTCAGGAAATCGAATCCGTGATACGCCGAAGTTGAATTACTTGGATCGTATTCTTGGTAGGTTGCTCGAATAATGACCGTGCAACGGTCGGAATTCACTACTACTGATTGGGGGTTGAGAGATACTTTTTCCATTTTATATCGTTAGATCTGTTGGGATTCCTAAAAGTAGTAAGTTACCTTGATCGTGGACTTCCGGCTTGGATACCCATTGTGGATAGGCGTATTCTGCCAGACCTTCGGAGTCGTAGCCAAGGAAGATTAGCTTTCGGCCTAGGTAATCGATCGGAACGGTTTCGTTCTCGTCGGTATCTGATTTCGCCGGGATATAGCTATTGGGGTCGTCAAACGACCCGGAGCCAGCATAAACCTTAGTGCCTTCTGCTGGTACTTCCCGGTCGAAGCCGTTAATGTCGAACTGGAACGTGTAGGTGGTGGTATAGTAGAAAAAGCAGTTTCCATATACCTTTCGTTCCCACCTAGCGTCCGTGAAACGGATCCTACGGGCTGGTAAGCCCCACAGGGTAGCATCGTTCAGCTTGTTAATCAGGTTGACATAGGTGCTTAGCGGTAAGGTAGCCGAGTTGAACGTAATGTTGATTGTCGGATACGAATACTGGTATTCCGTTGCTGGTCCTGATATAGGTTGGAAATTAGGATGTCGTAGCGGCTTTCCGAACCTATCGACAGAGGCTGTCCTTTGTTCGTGCACGAAGTCCCCAGTAATCTGAACTGGTTCCAATAGTGGATTCTCGACCGGGAACGTCTGGCATCGCCACGATTGTTTGGTAGACCAAAACTGGGTTATCACCCAGTTAAACACCCCGGCATATTCTTTAACATCCCGGTGTGGGGCGATGTTAAGCTCGGGCGTACAAAACGCCCATAAGTCAACGCCCACTGATTCAGGCCAGAACGAACCCAACTGTAGGGGTGTGCCTACCGCAGGTAGCACCCAGCTACCTAAGATGTGTGCTATGTTTTGATGCTGGCTAGTGGTAACGACGTGCCAGTCGATTTCATAGTATCTGTGCCCTTCCTCGTCTCTACGGAATCGATGGGCAAGAGGGCCTACTAGTCTAGGTGTTGTCATTATAGCATACCTGCGATGTTAAGTCCGGCTTCCTCTAGTGTGCCGCCATTCATTGTCGGTGTCTTCGGTCTAGTGTTAGCTTCGATTTTAGATAGCAACGTCTCGGTTTTCTTTTCATGCGTTTCTTTGCTAGCCATCTGGGATGCTCTTGCTTTCTCACCATACTCATACATGCGTACCGCATGCTCGGATGATCCACGAACAGCGTGGTCCGGGGCAGCAGTAAAATTCTTGCCCAGCATCCCTGAATCTCCCCCTGTGCCTATAAACTTCTTAAAGTCTATATCCGGCTTATCCGGGATTACCGATGGTTGATCGTCTTTTAGGAATGGATTTAGGAAGCTTAGCATATCCTTAGCTCCCTCTCCCGATAGAGGTCCGTCTAGTTTGAGCATGGAAGTATCATAACCAAGCTGACCCCAAGCAAGTCGTTCGGTTTCCTTGAAAGCATCAATACTTTCCCGTACTGCATCTTGCTGACCGGTCACTAGACCGCCAAGCAGCATCATATTCTCTATGGAGCTTCGGAAGGGTATTAGGGAGGACATCATATCCACGATCATTAGTCGCCAGTTAGCGGCAATGAATGTAAATATGTTTGCCATGTTCTCTTTGAAATTCCACATGAAGCCACCGAAAGTAGCTGCTGCTGCCATAGCATCCCCAAACATACCAGCAAAACCATCTTTGTGGTTCAGTCCTTTTACCAGTATGCCCAGTCCGATTAGGGCTGCCCCTAGCAAAGCTATAGGACCGACTGCGGATAACCAAGCCTGTACGGCTCGCCTTCCAAACAACTGCGTGGCGGCTGTGAGTAATCGAATTGTACCAATCAATGGTCCCATAACAGTTAGCATGGAACCCATGATCCACTTGATATATGCGATACTGAGGGCCAAAGCACTAAACGAGATAATTGCCTTACCTACACTAATAGCTAATTTGACCCAATACCGCAGAACTTCTGGGTTAGCTTTAGCCCAGGCTATTAAAGCATCCACATAGCGTTTGGTCTCTTTTAGCAAAGCCCGTAAGTCATCAGCGAACGGTTTGACTATTTCGATCTTGAGCAAGTCTATGGTTTCCATGATTTGCGTTGCAAATCCAGAAAGAGTGCCTGCTTGCTTCTCAGTCAGTCCCGCGAAATCTCCACCCTTAGATGTAGCGACCTGTAAGGCAGCTTCAATGATACCCGAATCTAGCTTACCTGCCCGCATCGCGGACTGCATTATCTGCATCTGGTGCTTGATAGCCTCGTCTGATGCTCCAGGTCCAGCTAGCTCTTGGGCAGCAATAGTTAGCGGGTTGAAGCCCGCATTGACCATCTGCCTGAGTTCTTGTCCTTGTAGCCTACCTAAAGCTTGTGCTTGTCCCACAGCAAGAGCCATCAAACGCAGTTTGTCTGTATTACCTGCGGCTACGTTGCCCAGCAATTTCGTTAAGCGAACTGCTTCCTCGGCCTCAGCACCATACTTCATCATGGTGGTGGACGCCTCTAGCACCCCGGAGAGGGTGTAAGGCGACTGTACAGCGAACTGCTGTAGCTCGGCCACAACCGAAGCTGCCTTCTCTGCCGATCCGGCGAAGGCTTCCATCTGTACTGTGTAGTTTTCGACTTGAGCGAATGGCTGGAGAATACCTAGAGTCATACCTACCATCGACTTTAAGGTATCCTGGTGCATGTAGATATCAGCTCTAGCACCCATCATAGACCCACCATCTATACCAGATCGTATAGAATTCTGGAAGGCGTGTGATTGATCGCGTCTATTCCTTAGCTGCCTTGCGGTACGCTGTCTTGATCGCCGACGTACTCTATGTGCTTCGGCGTCCTCTCTCTGGTTTCTAGCTTTGATGTCGCTAAGGTACTTATCATAATCTCTCCGGCTACGCTCTCTAGATCTGCGTACTTGCTCTGTATTCCTAGCCGAAGCCTGAGCATCTTCCCTGTCCGACTTTGCCCTAGCCTCCCGAATCTTGGCAATCGTATCTTGTACGTGTCTTTGGTGTGCTAGGTATGTATTTACATCCCGCGACACCTTATTGTTTATTTGCTTTTGGTTCTTCTCTGCGTCTGCTACTAAGCTGTTGAGATCAGGCCCGCGATTAACTCCCTTCTTAGCTATACGCATAAACGAAGGCAACAGCTTGCCTTGCTTACGAAATTCCTTTTCCATATCCTTGCTGAGACCTTCTAGGTCTTTCTTAGCTTTAGCTCGGAATTTGGTGACTTCGCTCTGGGCCTTTTTAGCAAAAGGCATGAGCTTGTAGGCATCTTTATCGGCCTTGGCAACCAGCTTAGCTGTATTCTTGTAGAAGTCCAGCACGTCCTGCTGGCGTTGATCTAGCTGCTCTTTTTGTGACTTTGTGGTCTTTTTACCACTTGCCTTAATGGTCTTATCTGCTGCTTTCGCAGCATCTGCGACATCCTTCATAGCCTGAACAGCACCGGAGGAATCTCCGGTGATCTTCACATGCAATTCAGGTAATTCGCGTTGGGGACCGCTCATTGTGGGTTAATTCCTAAGGCAGTAAACCAAGCATTCTTGCTTGCGTCTGGATTGTAGCTTTGTTCGTTGGTAAAGGTGATTAAATGGTCTTCGAGTTTGCTCTTAGATCCACCCATACTACAAGCTATGATGTGGGAAATACCCGCTAAGTAGTAGTCTATTTTCTCTCGTTTGTTCTTTCGCATAAAGAAATAGGCTTGCCACTTTTCGAATTCGTCGATCGGCGTATATGCCTTGACGACCTGTAACGGCAAGCCTAGCTCATGTGCTAAGTGGAACCAGAGGTATTCTTCGTCCGTTAGGACTTTTTTGGGTCGAGTTCCTCGTCTTCGGTGTCGGAAAGCCGATTGAGCTTAGCCGATTCTCGGAATAATTCTTTAAGTGCTTCGTCTGGCCAAGCGTTGATCGTAGTGACCGGGACGGCTTTGCCTTCTGCGGTCACTAAAGTACGGGTGAGTAGATCGATGTATTGCCCGGTGTAGTCCAAGATGCGGACTAACTCTCCGTTCTTATCTACTTCGATCTTACTGGCTTTAACGGAACGGTACTCGTCAGCCTCTGCTCCGGTCATCTGCCGGAGCTTGTACTTGACTTCATCTCCGTTATCGTTCTCGATTACAACATCAAGGGTACGGGTCTTTACACTTACTTTTAACATAAACCTCTCGCACTAAAAAGAGAATTACGGTGCTACCGTAGTGGTAGTTCCCGTAGCGTAAACAGGACCGATTTCCGAAGGCGGATTGCTGGTCGTCAGGTTACTTGGAATCAAAACTAAAGTGGCGGTTGGTTTTTCGTTGATCGTATGTTCGTCAGGAACGAACGACTGGACGATGGCATAGAAAGTGATAATAGCACCGTCCGGCATCGTCAAAGTGATGAATCGATTGCTTCGTAGGATAGGTCGCATCTGCTCCAGGGCTCCAGGAGCATAAAAGACCTTGACATTGACTTCAGTGGCCGTTAGCAAGGCCCCACCGGAGAAAGTTCTCCAGTTGCTGTTACGCATAGAAGTTTGCTCAACAGCATCGTCTGCTTGGTAGCCAATCGGGGTTACCGAAACTTCCTCGAATTGAGCGGTGATGCCTGCGATGGCGATAAGGGTGCGAAACCCATTTTGTAGAATTCTATTTGACATACTAAATTACCGTTACTAGGAAACTTTGGATGAACCGCCATCGGCGGGTTTGTGGTTCTTGACCCATGCACCCCATTGTATTAGCTTTCGTGACGCATTGCACGATTTTGCCTGCTACTGAGGTTGCATTTACGCCCTTCAGAACGTCCTCCCAGAGAACCGGGAGGACGTTCCCTGCCTCTGCGTGCGAATAAGCACGTACCTGGATCTCTACCCCATCGCGGCCAGAATGCGTTCCACGCATCGATCGTTCGTCTAATTTGCCCTTAACATCTCGGACTAGAATGGCTTTATCCGGCTGGTCCTGCATGTGATTTACATACACGGTGAAACCGAGCTGGGTAGCTTTGGAGTAGATGACTGTCGCCATGAGGTCAGCCGTGCTGAGCATTGGCGCAGGGGTTGTAGTGGTTGTCATGCCCGAGCTATCTCCTGCCAAAATAGAAAGCCGATGTCATCGAATTTGTTTTCGATAGCGTATTCCAGATATTTCTGTTCGTAGGGCTCATCGTGCTGATAGACAGCGTATTCTGATGGATTTCGCTCTACGTTACCCTTGAAAAACCCTGATACTGGAAATCCGTAGCCGACCACGGCTACAGCATCCCAGCCGGTACCTTCCACATAGTAATCCCCCGAAGCCCGTAAGGCCCCCGTGTCGATCGGGGCCATAGGTATGGATTCAGCTAGAATCTCCCTAGCTATTGTGGGGAGGATACCAGCAAACGCCTTAGCGTATGCTTTATTCTGTGTCCTCATCCCCTTTTCTAGCTTAGGGATACCTTCTATCTTGAGCTTGATTTTCATTTGCCGTCAGGTAGCTTTTTGTCGATCTTCTCCAATGTACATTGGAGCGAATCGATGGCTGTGGTGGTTTTTTGGAGATACTCTGATACGTCGGCTAGGTGTTTTAGGACTGCATCTTTTATCGGCACCAAAACGTGCACGAACAGCTTATCCAAGCCCCGGACAGCAGCTTTGCATATCAAATAGAGCCCGAAACCCACGGCGACAAGCGTAGCAACGGCTACGCCGTTGTTTAGGATGAATTGCATTGTTTGGTCGGTCATTATGCGTAAGCCTCGTATAGGTAGACGGTTCTGTTGGTAAACATTGGCGTTATTTCAGCTTGAACGATTTCGTGTACGTCCGCATTGTTTTTCGGAACTGCTTGGTCTATGGAGGCTGTCAGCCTCCCTTTCTTAACCAATCCCTTGACCGCTAGAGCGGTCGCTGTTATTAGCTCGATCTTGGTGAAAACAGGCGAGCCGTCTTCCATGAACACCTGCTTTCGGCAGTCATCCCATCGACATTTCATCTGTACTGGAGCCGCATAGGTAGGTTCTCCGTAGCGATTAGCTCCGGAGTATGCCCAGTAAATCAAGTAGTCTCTTTGTACCTTGCTGATGATCTGCATTATACGACGGTCTCTCCTGCCCAGAAGAACTGCTTGAGTCCTTCACCTGAGGTGACTTGGCGATTCCATCTGGACAGCTTGCCACTGGAATCCAGCGACATAGCCATCGTACCGAAATGCGTGATTCCTAAGCCACTATCTAGCTTGGTGTCGTATCGCACTTGCAAGCTCTTAACCTTCTCCATGTTAACCCTAGGATCGCTAACAGCGATTAAGTGGGCTGCCATGTAGCGGGTAACCAAATCGAACGTAGCTGAATCCAAGGCGGTGCCGATGATGTTCGTTAGCATCAATACAGCATCGTCGATAAACGGCTGGACTTCTGGAATCCTGTCCGTATCGAAAGCAATGATTCGGGTTACGTCGTCTTCGGTGATTGCCATTATGGTTTCAAGCTGATTAGGGAGCCTTCGTGCTTAGTCATATTGCCGTTGGCGTCGTAGATCTCATAGCGAGGGTATTGACCCCGAGGATTAGCCGACTCGTCAACAGGCTCTGGGAACTTCCAGCCTTTCTTGACCCAGTTGGGAATAACCTTTTCTCGGTCATAAAAGCACCAGCGGCAGTTCTTGATAGTATACTGGATAAGCGTGTTACGCTTTACTGGAGCCTTAACAGGCTCATCAGGCTCTACAACGGGTGTAGCAGCTTGCTCAGGCTCCACAACTTCCTCGGGAGCTACGCTCCCTGCGGATTCACCTGAGGACGAAAAGTCTCTCTCGATAGTCAGAGGAGCATCAAGCACCGCTGGCTGGAACGAGGGAACTTCTAGGGTTGCTTTGCAACCTAGAGATAAACAAACTAGGATAAGTAGACAGATTCTCATATCGCACCTGGATTCACTTTAGAGCCTGGGAGTACCCAGAAAACATGGTTTTTGGCACATTGCCACAAGCTGCTCATCGTGATTAGTCCGAAGCCATCTTCACCCCATCCCATACCGCCTACGCGACCCAGGAGAGCGTTCTTTGATGGACCCCAGGAGTTTTGTATGTCAGGATGGACTAGATCCTCACCTCCTACCCACTTAGCACTATGCAGTAGCACAGCGTGGTTTCCTGGTCCTTTGGCTTGCTGTACATAGCCTCTGGACAAGGTTGTAAACGATCGTCCTGCGTGGACGGCAATTATGATTTGATGGTCTCTAGCCAGGGCCGACGCCACTGCAATCTTGAAGGTCTGGTAGTCATTGACCGGAACCCTGTAGGGTTCGAAGGATTGGAACGTCTTAGCTGTATCGTCGGCTGCTTTCAGCAACGCTTGGCTGACTTGCTTACGGTTGAATAGAGTCAGCGGGAACTTCTGCTCTTGGCCGTTGACTTGAAGCAGCACTGGAGCAATACCGTTAACGGTGCTGTATTCCATTGCGTTGACTAGCTGCGAACCTGAATCGCGTCCGCGATTGATGTTCATGTACAGGTGACTATCGGCTAAGAATATTTCCGCCATACCATCGAGATCTCGACGATTGTGGAAGCCACCAACGACAGCACTAGGGCAGCACTTTCCGATGGTTCCTTGGTTGATGATTAACCTGGAGCGGATCCTGCGGAACGTCTTATACTTGTCACCCGTGAGAGATCTTTCGATGTCCTTAGGATCGAGGAATCGATCTTCACCGTATACATCGAAACGCAAAGCGTTTTCCATCTCGTCTGCCGTAGGCATGAGTAGGCCGGTGCCTACTTCCTCGCCATCTGGTAGTCGAAAGGTTTCTGTTTCACTCATTTCAAAATATCCTCTAGTCCCTTAGCCCAAGGAACCACTTTGCGTAGTTGTGTTATCTTTCCGTCTACTACGTCGCCTGCGGCTATGAACGGAGGCGTAACTTTCTTGCTCTCGGCTGCTTTCAGCAGCGATTGAGCATTTTCGTCGTCTTGGTCAATGACTAGATGCCCTTTGAATCCGTGCTTAGTTACGAATTCTTTGGCTTCTCTGATAGCTATGACTTCATCGACGCTTGGGCGTTGCTTCTCATGTACGCAGATCAGCAGAGTACCTTGTAAGGATTCTGCGGCCCGCTGTTCGCTCGGGCGAACAAAGGCCCCCGCCATAAGCAGAAGGCCCCCTAGGATCATGGCCACTATAGGGCCAGCTTTGCTGTCCATAGGACTACTCCTTTGGTACAGTCGGCTTTGCGATCTCAGCCATTACCTTAATCAAGGCGTCTACGCCTTCCTTGGAACCTTGCGATTCCATATAGCGAAGAACTGCTTCGACGTATTGCAACGCAGTTGCACGATCGGGAACCGATGGAGCATTCTCCTGTCCCGGCATTGTTTGTTTATGGATGCGTCGAAATGCTTCCTCGATCCAAGCGTCCCGATTTACATCGGTAGGGAGAAATCTCTTAACAGCTCTCCATACTGCCCAAATACTACCGGAGCCTGCTACAATGGCTCCGATCACTGTTACGATTGTTTGTAGGTCCATATTAGTCCTCGAAACGGATAGATGCTAAGTAAATTTCATCATCGCTTTGCGATGTTAGTGGCTTACCTTGAACCTGTCGGTTCATAAAGTAGGTATAGACAGCCATGATTACCTGAATGAACAAAGCAATCAACGCCGGGTCGATAGCTTTAGTGCGTCGGTCTTCCCTAACCAGTCGTTCGAATTCGACTTTGTTGCCTTGAGCAAGTGGGAACTTGTCCTTGGCGACTTGGACAGCCAGCCGCTTGTGCGGCTGAGATAAACGCTTTTTTCGTCCGAACATAGTTATTCCACCACGTATTCAAACTTTTCTTTGCCATGTAATTTTACGAGGTCGTCATCAGATTCGATGACATCACCTTTCTTGATTCGGATGAACTCCGAAACGGAATGACTGCCTTGAAGGATTCGGTATTTAGGCTTGGACGCCTTAACCACTGCTACTTCGACTTTGGGTTCTTCGGTCGGGGCAACGGTGACGGCTGGATCGACCAATTCGCTGCTTTCGGGAACCACGGGAGCGTCAACAGATTCTTTAGCTTTTGCCATAATTTTCTCAAAATACACCTTATTTAAGGAAATACCGCCCACCCTGAGGTGAAGCAGGATGAGCGGTATGGCGGGAGGGGATCATATTCAGCGGCTAGCCGCTGATTTTATTAAACAGTGGTGTTGTTACCAGTGAAGTGGACGATACCACTTTGACCAAGTTGGTCAGTTCTGAAGATCGGGGTCATCATCATCATCACTCGGAAGTGGATGGATTCGCCACCGTCAGTCTGCCACTGAACAACTCGCATATCCATGCCCATGAGCAAGGAAGCGGTCATCTGATCTCGCTGTACCAAGAGCAATTGGTTACCGGATAGGTAATCGAGTTGCTGTACATTGGAGATCAAGCTCATTGTGCGGATCTTATCGAGAACCGAACCACCAGCGTAGTTTTGGCTGAAGATCCGATTCATCGGAACCATCATACCGGTGCTGTAGTACAGATCGTAAGGACCGAACTGGTTGTCGTCTTGGGCTGCCTTAATCATGGTCAGAATGCTGTTGTACAGCATGTCTGGAGTCCATCCAGCAACAGTGGGGTTCAAGAACGCTCCGGTGTTTCGACCGGGGAAGTTCGTCAAACCGTGGAGAGTTGCTCCACCGTAGGTGAAAGTACCCCAAGTTCCGAGAGCCATCTGCTCAGCGGTTTCAGCTACTCGGCGACCTGCAAGGTCGAGCAAGTGAACTGGAAGCCGTTGGCCCGTTTTACGGGCGATAGCGATTTCGCGAGCTTCGAGATAGAATTCCTTGTGGATGATAGGCAATGGAACGCTAACCAAATCGACCGTCGAACGATCATTCGTTCCCTTGGTCTTAGGCGACATGCTGACGGATGCTCCGTCGATATCGCTTACTCGTTCGTACTGATAGATCGAGTGGCTGTATGCTTCAGGGAAGTTTACAACCAAACCAGCAGCACGCATCGAGTTGATGAGTTGCAAGCGAGGCTTAGCAATCTCGACCAATCGGCGATCCAAAAATTCCCATTCGTTCTTTCGGAGCACTGCTCCAGCGTTGCTAACTTGGACCGTGTATTCACGGTTACCGTTAGCATCGTACTTACCATTCCATACCGGAGTGTAGCTTCGAGGATCTCGAAGATCGTCCGAAAGGAAAGGTCGCTTGGACATATAGTCAGCGTTGGGGTTAGCCATAATCGCTGCCACCGAGCCGCTTGTTTCGAAGCCGCTGCCGGTGTGTTGCATGAAGTCTACTTCAACGTCTTGAGTCATAGTGATCTGTTTTTCCTGGATTAAGCGATTCGAACAAGGATAAGTTGCTCGCCCGAAGCCGTCAGAGCTTCTTCAGCGATGGCTACTACCTTCAAAGGTGAGCCGGTAGTAACAATCAGTTGGCCAGCGTTGTTGTAAATCAACTTAGAGCCGAGAGCGGTAACGGTTCCGTTAGGTACGCGAACATATCGCAAAGCACCGGCAGGAGGAAACTCGGCAACAGCCGGAGCACCTACTGCGTAAACTTGGTCTACACCACCAACGCTACCATCGCCTTGATACCTGTCTTCGACAAGTAAGCAGGTTGGGAAGTCCGCACCTTGTGTTCCCACAGGCACGAAAGCGTTACTGGAGTTGATGTCAACCAAGTGACCGGGCTTGAGCGTAGTTCCCGAGTGGGTAACTCGTTCGATCTGAGGACCGACGTGACCGTCTTTGATAATCGTGTTTGCTAGAGCAGTTGTCATGCTAATTAAGCCTCAACAGAGAAAGTAGGGATAGGAAGGGGAGGAGCTACCTTGGAGGTGTCAACCTTACCTTGGTTGCCTACGAATGCCTCACCTGCATAAACGGCTGGGTTCGACTTCGCCGAAGCGGGAGCCTGAACGGAAGCTGCAAGCTTGGTCAAATGTGCGGTTTGGAAAGATGCGAGTTCTTCCTTAGTCCAGACATCCTTGCTATTAGCAACGATCTTCTCGATAAGGTCTTCACGGGTCTTAACCGCAAGAGCTACAGCATCCTGTACGATGTTCTTCACGCTATCAGAAGCGTAAGTAGATAGTAATTCCTCAACGGAGTTACATACAATTTTCTCTGCTACGGGAGCCGCTGGTGCGGCGGGAGCAGCTTGGGAAGGCTGTAGAGCCTTCTCAAAAGCCTTGAACTGCTCGTCACTCATGTTGGCAACGAACTCGGAGTGTTCTTGGCCTAGCTTTGCAATTAGGTCTTTTCTTTCCATGTTCTCTTTCGTATTGTTCACTTGGTACGTTACCTTGCGAGTAACTGGTATCAGTTCTTCTAATAATGTAACAGAATCATTTTCAATTGCATAATTTTGCTTGTAGTGCGTCGATTCTCCTCCAGTCTGGAGGCAGAGGATGCAGTACGAGGGGTAAATGGCTTCGATGTAGGCGTAGGTTGAAGGCTCATTTTCCCGGTAAACTTCGTATGCTTGGTAGATCGCAGTGCGAACCTTGTCGAGAAGCGACGTGAGTTCCATTGCGTTACCGACGAACACGGGGAGCAGTTCCGGTCGGGACTTGTCAATATCTTCCGACACTTCCTCAGTCGTCATCTCGGCTTTGTTGACCAGCAGTCCGGCTCCGTCCTTAACGGAGCAAGCACCTTCGCCAGACAGTATGATCGCCAAGTGGTCAGGGCGGAAATTGCTAGCCGTCATGCTATATTCCTTATTGTCGAAGGTTCCAGTAACCGTAGAAGCATCCACGAAAAGACCGGTACTGACTTCCAGCTTTTGATTGGCTAGCAACGCTGAGTGGATCCTATCGCCACCTTCGACTTGATCGAATCGATCGATCTCAAACCAAGCTTCTGCTTGCAGTTTCTTGGTTCGTCTGTTATATTTTGCGTTGAGGATGATACCCAGCGAGAACTTCTCCAGGCTCTCAGTGAGAGCACCTGAGACAAGCTCGCCTCTGCTGTTGGTAGGATGCTCGACGGTGATAGGCTTGTGATTCCAGGCGATTACGGACTTCTCAATCTCTCGTTCGGTATACAAGATCGGAGTTCCGCCGATCCCTCGCCAAACGCCCTCTTTAATCATCGAGACTGGGGCTACGAGGTAGTTCTTACCTTTGAGTGTTTCTGTCCGTACCTTAGCACTAGCTAGGTTGGCTATCAGCTTTTCCATCATTCTCTCCTAATACGTCGTTAGCAAGCCAATCACATACGGCACCGAGTACGGTGGGGATGTACAAACCCCAAACCAAATCTACCTTGCCGCTTTCGATCTGGGGGAGCGTCGAGTCGATAAGATCTGCGAGTTCCTTCGTGGTATACGTTTTCCCAGGCTCGAAGCGATGCTGAATCAGGAATTCGCTATCGGTTAGGTCTAGTGCGAATTCCTTTGCAGCTTCCAGGTCATCTGCCCGCAAAGCTGCTGAAAGCAGCCGAGCGGCTAATGGGTTGAAGTTGTGCATTAGTTCCTCTTAGGTTGAACTGAGTTGGCGGGGGTCTTGGACGGATCTTTTTTCTTCTGCATGTTAGGTACAGAGGTCGGTACGTTACCGCCCGTGGTGCCGGTTCCACCGGCTTCCATACCTGCCTTGAGTTGCTGTAGCACGACTGATAGCTCGGTCTTAGCAGCACCCATGATTGCTTGGACTTGCTGTGCGCTGAATCCCATGACCTTACCGAGGAACTCAGGGAAAGGCATAAGAGCTTCGGCACCGGCTGTCGCGTATCGCGACAAGGCTTCGGCCATGTCTTTGGCAACCTTAGCTTGTTCGATGATCGAAAGCGGAGCCATCGGCTCCCATCGGACGATGTACGGTAGGGGTTGGTCTGCTTGGGGCTCTGGTGCTGGTAAGCACCCAGTCTGAATCAAACGATCGATCGTAGGTCGAATAATGTTCGGGCTGACGTGTCGCTCTTTTCGGAGCGTGATACGCTCCCGCCAGAGAATGGTGTCTTGGGGGCTGTCGAGCTGGCCTTGCTGGGATCCCATGAACGTCTGCATGGGAACGCCTTTATTCATGGCGATCAGCTTCAGGATGTTGTTCGTGTGCTCTGTAGGATCTACGACCTGAGGAGCGATCGAATTGACCTTCACCCCAACCATCGTGATGTACCGCTGGAGCCCTTCGGCATAGGATCTAACATCCTCGCGGAGTGCTTCTCGTTCTTCCTCGGAGAATTCGCCTGCCTTAGGATCGACTTCGAACGAAAGGCCAGGGAAAGCACCTTTCCAGTACATCTCTCCGGAGCCGCCGACCACTTTACGTAAGTCAAGCAAGCGGTTGAAAACCGCCTCCATACGAGGTAAACCGAAGAAATCCGACTCAATTCGATTATCTGCGACATGGACGACTCGCGACCAATGGACTCGGTGGTCCGAGGATCTAGTCGAGGAAGCCGTAGCTGTATGTCCGGATGGGTATTCCTGGAAGGTCAGGTTGTAGTATTTAGGTTGCCCGTGGCGTGGATTCTGAGGATCCGTCTCGAATTCAGCGACTGTAGCACTAGCCTCGCTGAATACTCGGTAGTACAGTAGGTTAGCTACCCCTCTCTCGTCAGTCGGCCCTGCTTCGTCGAAACCGGGAGCCGGTTCATCGAACGCCTCGCCGTCATCGAAACCAAGGAACAAAACACCAAAGCTGCCGATACCGCTAATGCGGTCCAGGCGGTGTAGGTACGAGTAGAGATTTGTTTTCTTCTCTAGGCGGTCAACCGCCTTCTCGAAGGGAGTCTCTCTTTCTTCCTCCGTTTCATAGATCAGAGGGAAATCCTTCCAGCATTCATCGGGCTCGATATTGACAACCCGATTACCGATCTCATTTCTTCGGTAGAGATATAGGTACGCAGCAAGCGTGATTATATCTGGATAGCCGCATTGTTCGTCGATATTACGATCTTCGTTAGGTCCGTCCATGACCGGAAGCCCGGACAGAACTCTATCGTAGACGTTATTGACGAATTTTAGCTGAGTTTCGAACCCTTGGATGGTTCGCTGAATGTCGCTTTCCATTAACCTATTGCCCTATTAGCGGAAGTGATTAGGGCAATTCTAGCAGGATATGTGGGTAGCTGCCTGATTTTAGGTGTATAGTGGTATAGAGGTAAAACTATGCTTCCGAAAATACCGATCGCTTTAGCGAACTCCTGCCGAACGACTATCCAGGTCGTATACTCACCTAATACCCCTTTTCCAGTTCCTGAGAGCATCGAAGTTCGGGATGCTAATGGGATCCGTGTAGGTGTAGCCAAGAACTTAGCCTGGGATGGCGGCGATCTTGAAGGGGAGATTCACTACGATCCGGGATTCAGCACCGAATTCTTACTTGATAACGCCCAACTTGACAGTTTGCCGGGTCAGGACAGTGTAAGCTAGGGCTACAGCATCGATCTGGTCGTCGTTCATAACGTCAGGGAAGTACATAGCTTCTCGGACGAACTCGTCCCAAATCTTACCTCGCAGGGCCGTATGCACGTTACCAAAGTTAACTTGGGTCGCGAATGCGTCCGCTCGGGTTAGCTTACCTCCCTTTTGGGTGTGCTTCTCTACGTGGACAACAAAGCCGCCAAGCCGTTTCACGGATTCTCGGACAGAATCCAAACCGCCTGAGCCGCCTTCCTGTTCAAAGGTAACCTTAGTGCTTTTCCCGTCTGCATGTGCTGTAGCCAAGATAATTCGCTCCCGTTCGTCGGTGCTCCACTGGCCCCGAATGATTGATAGTATCCAAATCTGCTTATCTTCCGTGATTCCCAGCAGAACTCCCGTAGTATAGTCACCTGCTTTGTCGAGTGCTGCCTTATCCCAGGCACGCACTTTCTTGACAAACTTGATATGATCGGGTACTCCTAGCTCATGCTGTACGATCCTATCCACCTTGATAACACCTCCAGATGCCGGAATCGGCACTTGGAGTATCTGACCGGCATAGCCGTATTCGTGCATCTTGATGCGGAAGTCATCCAATACTTCCCTCGGCATCCGAACCGGGTCGAATAAGCCATCCTTATAGTACTTCCGGATTCCCTCAGGCTGGATATTCTCGGTTTCCTCTCCTGGCATACAGATAAGCTTGACTTTGGGCCATTCCCGCAGAATAACAGCAGTAGGGTCATTAACGGATAACCGTTGCATGACCAAAAAGCTGAAAGTTCTGAGCTTGTCCGTCTTCCGAGTGGGGATAATTTCGCGAATGAACTGCTCCGCAGTTAACAAGTCGGCTGGAGAACGTGCTTGCTGGGCGTTAATCAAGTCGTCCATCCCGATAATGTGGGCGTGCTTACCAACCACGTTGGAGCCCAAGCCGTAGCTCATACGTTCCCCGTTACAGGAATTTGCCCACAAAGACTTACTATTTACGTCTTTTCGCAGCTTTACGTGGGGGAATAGCTTCTGGTAGAGCGGGCTCTCTACGATCCGCTTGGCTTTTCCCGAGAAATCCCATGCCAAGTCATCATTACAGCTTACTCCTAGGAACCTAATGCTCGGATCCCGAGTCCAGAGCCAAGGTTGGTACATAATCGAGAAGATTGTGGACTTGGATGTACCTGGACTGATGTTGACTACTAGATCGTATTCCTTGGGTTCGCCTGCGAACACCCGCTCAGCCGCTACCTGCAACTCGTCGCACAGTAGTTTTATATGCCAATTGTCTACCAATTTGTCCGTTGGGCAGAGGATTTTCCAGAAGGTCCGCAAGAATGAGTGGTAGTTATCTTGGCAGAGCCTAGCTAACTCGGTGTAATAGTCGATTTGCATTTTTTACGTTTTAGATTAGAATAGAGGCTTATATCCCGCCAATATTAGTTTTACTTATGCCATTGGCGAGGACAATCATGTTAGCAGAGCAACCTAGCCCTGACTTTTTACAGACGCTTGCTAGACAAGCTAAATACATTCTCGATCGGTCATCGCTGCGGAAACGCAGCCTTAGACCGACAAAACGACGATACACTAGAGCGGAGATAGCTGCGATGGAAAAAGAGGCCCATAACATCCTGGACATTAGCAAGTATGGGGCATGTGCCAGCCTTGCCCTGAAGATGATCGATATTGCCGTGTCAGTTGACAATGAATGGGTAGAGCTTTTTCCAGTCTTCGACATGGTAGACAAGTGCCTCAAGACGGAGAATTGCTATCTAGAGGTGACGCAGGAAGGATATTTCCTTCGAGCGTCGAATGGGGATCTTCTGTCTGGAGGGGCAACACTCCGCTCTTGGCTAACAACTCACGCGCAGTTATACGGTGATCGGGTAACCGAGCATTACGATCGCGGGGTGGAGTAAGGTACTCCGGCCCGATCAGAGATTTATCTACATCCTGGCCCAGTTTATCGCTTAGAAACTGGGCAATTCGGGTTCGTTCTCTGTCCTGCGACTCGATTCGCCACCCTTTTATCTTGGCCAGCATCTCCAGTCTGCGGGTTTCGAACCGCTCCAGCTTCACGGCGTCCCGTTCTAGGATGTATTCCAAGAATGGAGCGTTTTCCTTGTCCGTACACATGGTTTTCAGGAAGTTGCGGAGCCTTCCTATGGGTGCGAACTTGAAATAGGGGCGTGCTTCGCCGCTCCGGGTAGTGATTGACACGTTAAAAGTTCCCAAATTGGGAACTTTCATGTGCCCATTCTCAGCAAATTGCTTGGAAAGTTCATCAAAGACGGACTCTACGATCGCTTTTGCTTGGTATTTCCGGATTCCATGTGCTTCCGCCACTGCATCAGCGATTTTCTTGACTGTTACCGTCTTTTTCTTGGTTTTTGGCATCCCGCGACCTTTATTTTGTGTATAGTTAGGGTGTGTTGGTTTACCATACCACAGATATGAAACAATTTCACAAAAAGCGTAGCTGTCTACGCATGGAGTATTTATGGAAACTGTAGAAGTTTTGATGCAGATGCCCAAGATAGAGGGTTATGAGTACACTGGGGAGTATCGCCAAGTAGAGGCTGGAGAGATATCTGTTTACGATGTAAACGGAACCCCTAAAGTATGGCCGTTTGATAGCATAGGCCAGTACCCTATTCTCCGCAAAGTGGAGGTATGGAAGCCACTAACCTTGGAGAAAGCGGTGGAGTTTATGACAAACCGTACCCCGGTAACTATGAGATATGTGAACTGGCAACCGGGGAAAACTCAAGAACAAGTAATTACCAATATCTATATGCACGTAGGGACGGTACCTTCCATCGACCTCGGGGGTCTGGGTGTTACTGCACACCTACGCAATGTCCAATACCTTGAGCAGTAACAATGCCGGAATTCCGGCATCGCACTAAACGCACAAAACGGCCCCATGGAGGGCCGTTTTTCGTTTCTAGCCTTACAGGGCCTTCTAAGCGTCCAAACGCTTCCTAGGCCCCAATTTGGCGATCCTACGGGATTCTAACGTAGACCGCATCTCCCCAAGTCCCACCTACCCAATCCGTCCGGACTCTCTTGAATCCATAAGGCTGGAGAAACTCGTCGATATCATCGACCAAGGCAGATCCTTCGTACAAAGGCACATTGCTCACCTCAGTATAGACCACCTTGACGCTTTTAAGCGTCTCTGTGGCCCCTTTAAGCACTTCTAGCTCATACCCCTGGGTATCCATAGCCAAAAGATCTGGCGATAGCTTATAGCTATCCAGAGGCATCACAGTAACTGTCTCTCCCTCCTGGAAAGTAATGTGGGGATACTGTACCGAGTGATGGGTAGGCTTTAGCAGGCTACTGCTCTGTGCCTCATTGCTCGACACATACATCGGTCGTTGCACGACCCAGGTAGTATTGGAGCCTAGGGCTACCTCATGCAGCTTAACCTTCTCCTTATGCCACACTGGCAACCTACCCATTACCTCCCTAATCACTTGGCAATTTACTTGGAGAGGCTCGAAGATGTCAATCTTCTGTAATCCTCCCAGCAGGTAATCATCCAGCTCCTCAGCATAGTGCCCACCCACATGAGCTACTGAGTTCAGTAGACTGGGTACACTCAGACCCCTAAGGCCATACTTGGCCCAAAGGTTTTTCACGTCGTTCAAAGAGATTAACATAAGAATTCCTCCCCCTATCAGGGGGTATAGTTACGAAAAGTCCAGACCTTGGGCTAAAAATAAATGGTAACAGTGCATTAGTGACCGCTTTGCGGTCTTAAATGGCTTGGTACCCCTAATAAAGGGGTCTGCAAGCCGGACGCACCAAGGAATAGAAACCCCTACCCAGTTTTCCTTAGAAAACTAGGTTGCGGGTCACTTGGTGTCCGATAAAGGTGCATGCAGAGCACGGCTCGGCCAAGGGGCAGCGTCCTAGTGTTAGTCACCGGCCAGCGGCAAGGCTCTTACGGAACACTCCGTCCAACAGGGGCCTTCGCGATGTTCACCACCCGCTTATCCATTCTACCTGGGAACCGAACCCTTTGGGGCCAGCAGTGAATCAAACCCATTCCCTTGCTGCTATGTTGGTCTACCCTGGTTGCAGCTAACTAACCCTCTTGGGGATGCTCAGCAGCCAGTGTCCTTAGGGGCTCCCCCTGCTGAGAAGGCACCAATGTACCATAACATCCAGATCCTTGCAAGCTTTTTGTTATAAAAATTTTTGGAGGTCATGGTTGCCTTGTGCCTTGTGCCTTGTGCCTTGTGCCTTGTGCCTTGACCGCGAAGCGGTCCATAGTAAAGGCAAAGCCTTTCCAGTTTTGGTTTTTATAAAAAATTGAAGGCGTGGTTGAGCGCGACCCACCCCGAATCACTTGGTCTTATGATAAGCAAAACTGATCCCCCTCGCCCCAAATGGGGGGCTTCGCCCCCTCCTGCCTGCTTTCTAGGCATGGCTGCCCGCTTTGTATGCATCGTCCGATAATGTATCTTATGTTCGCCTAGTGTACTGGTGGGCTAGTACACTAGGGCAGGGCAGCCAGTGCAGGCGGAGCCTGCCAGGGCAGCCAGGGCAGCCAGTGCAGGCGGAGCCTGCCAGGGCAGCCAGGGCAGCCAGTGCAGGCGGAGCCTGCCAGGGCAGCCAGGGCAGCCAGTGCAGGCGGAGCCTGCCAGGGCAGCCAGGGCAGCCAG